GAGCGGGACAGGTATCGCGGGCTGCTGAACTTCCCCGACGCCGTGTTAGAAATCTTCCGTACCACGCCTGACTACGCCTACATCGCTTGGAACGCCGCCAGCCAGCACACTCTAGATACAATGTGTAAAGCTCACGCTGAAGCAAAGATGGAGGCGCGAAACGCAAGACAGGAGCGCGACCAGCAGCGCGAGGACATCCGGCGGCTGGTGGCGGAGCTAAATAGGCTCGCCGTCAGTGAATCTCTAGAGGCCCTCCTCGCTGAGATGAAGGAGCGATATGATGCCTGAGATAAAGGAAGGCTGGGCGAGGTGGTTGACGGAGACGGAGCGGGAGACCCTGCGGAGTTGGGCTACAGGCACGAGAGTCTGGAAGCTTGCCCGCACCCTCGCCGCCTTGTGGGCGCTGGTGGAGAAGAAGGACAAGGCGCTGGAGGCTGTGTTGGGCGCTTGGCTCGGCTCTGCCACTCCGCAAGAGTTCTGGGAAAAGTTTAGCGATGAGAACGAAGGAGACGATTTATGGGGCGATGTCGCTGTAGCCTGTGCCCTCACAGCCCTTACGGAAGAGGATATACTAGGGCGACTGGGGATATATATAAATGAAGACTGAAACAGGTAACATATGGGATACTAAATACAGTACTATAGTAATACCTTCTAATATAGGTTGGACTAAGGCAGGCTATAATGTTATGGGTAGGGGCGTAGCAAAACAAGCATCTGAGTTATATCCCAGTTTGGCTAAATGGTATGGGGATCAGTGTTTTCTATATCAACAGGATATGCCTTGTTTAAGATATGACAGATTAATTCTATTCCCTGTTAAAACACTGAATAGGCTTCATCCACATTTGTCTTGGCAAAGAAGTGCTAGTCTAACTCTTATTGAAAGAAGTACTAAGGATTTAGCAAGATTTCCTGATCAAGAAATAGCACTTCCTTTAGTTGGATGTGGTAACGGTAGATTGGCTGAATCTGATGTACTTCCTATATTAAATATGTATTTAAATGATAGGTTTACATTAGTAATACAATGATTACTAAACAGCCTCACTTTATATCAATGGATTCTAGAATAAAGCTATATCATGGTAACAGCCATGAGTTAATATCAGAGTTAGAAGATGCTAGTATTAAGGCTATTTTAACAGATCCTCCATATGGTATTAATTGGAAATCTAATTGGGTTCCTAAACATGAACAAAAAGAGATACTGGCTGGTGATAAAGACTTAAGCTGGATGGGTGATTTTCTTATAGAATGTGAAAGATTACTAGAACCAAATGGAAGTCTTTACATCTTCTCTAGATGGGATAAAATAGGCTTTATTCAGGGTTTAGTTAGAAATCTTACTGAGCTGAATGTTAGAAATTGTATTGTGTGGGATAGGATTATACATGGCTTAGGTGATATAAGCAGCTTTGCCCCTGTATATGATCTAATACTATATGTTACTAAGGGTAAGCCGAAATTATTAAGTGATTATAGATATACTAATTTGTGGAGTGTGAACAGGGAGCGAGACAGAGAATCAAAGCATTCTACTAGTAAACCTGTAGCTCTGTTTGAGAAAATGATGATCTGCTCCACTAATCCTGGCGATTTAGTTTTAGACCCATTTGTGGGTTCTGGTGCTAGTCTTGTAGCTGGTAATAAACTTAATAGAAAGATGATAGGCATAGAGATAGATGAAGCCTATTGTGACATAGCTGCATCTAGGCTACAGCAACTACCTATGTTTATGGAGCAGGGTGAGATGACGATATGAGAAATTTAAATAGTGCTCTTTACTGGTTTCCTAAAATAGAACAGGTTGGCTTGAAGGTGCCTAAGACTGTTTTTGTTACATATAATCATAACGAGTGGTTAGATGCTGTAGAAAGTGAGAACGACTCTTACAAATCTGTTATAGAAAAAACTATGTTAGAGATAGAAGCATCAGCACAAGAAATTGGCTACCCTGTATTTTTTCGTACCGATCAGACTAGTGCCAAGCATTCAGGTGCAGAAGCTTACTTGATAAAGAATAAAAACGATATACTTCGTGTCGTTTGGGCTACTGTAGAAGATAATGAGTTAAAGCTTTGGATGAGTCCAGACCAGCCACAAGCTTTTATGATACGAGAGTTTATTAATCTGGATGCTCCTTTTATCGCATTCGGTGGTCATCCTATAGCTAGAGAATGGCGATACTTCACTTATAATAATGAAGTTCTATGTAAGCATTTCTATTGGCCTGAATCTGCTATCAAGTTCTATACTGAAGAGTATCATAGCGGAAGAGAACCTGATAATTGGAAACAGCTTTTAACTGATCTTAACACACCAATCCCTAATCTTGATCAGGAAGCTATTAGTACTGCACTTAGTTGTGATGATCATAACTTCTGGAGTATTGACTTCGCTCAAGACAAATCTGGTCAGTGGTGGCTTATTGATATGGCTCTAGGTGAAAAAAGTTGGCATCCAGAGTGTCAAATACTAGAAGATCTTAAGCGCCGCCTTTAAATATATATTAGGTGCAGTAGGCACACAAAACCTCAGATATTAATCTAATTCCTAACAGCAGATGAATTCTAGTAGTTCTTCGTGTATTCTAATACTTGACAAACTCTCAGATGTGTGTTATGATACTGATGGCCCTAAGAAAGTATAGTTAAATTCAGTAGAAAGGAGGTTTTATATAAAATGGAAGGAGTTGTGAATGCTACAATAGAGTATGTTAAAACTACTGAAGAATTAATAGTTCTTCAGAGAGAACGATGTGTGTTATGTTCTAAATAAGAACGTGATCTTCAAAGACTTTCTAGATTAGAAAGGACAATATAAGATGGCTACTAAAGATGAGATCAGTATTCTAAATGCTGAAGTTGTACGTGGTGTAAGACAGATAGCAAAAGGCATAAAAGAGAGCCATAGGACAGCAGAGATAGTAATCCAAAGACTATATCTCATTCCTAAGTTATCAGAGGATGAGGCTCAGGAATTACGTACTGAGTTGACTCTAAAGGAACAGGAACATAAAGTAATATCCAGTCAAGCTAGTAGTCTCTACAATGAAATTAGAAAGATTAAAGATAGATTAGCTAACAGAGTTTCATCTGAGGATTATACACGAGCAGCGTACATGGTACAATCTGTAAAAGAGTTTATATCTTCATGGCTATTAGAGCAAATACAATCAGGTAATAATGATATAGTGACAGATACTTATGTTCATATAACAGAACAATTCATTGATGCATATATGAATGGCTGGCGTCCTGTGATTCGTGGTAAGCCTCAGAAGGAGACAAAGTAGGTAAATTATGGATGATCAGTTCTGTCAATATTGTCAACAGGGGCCTTTCGAGTCAGTAATGATTCGTAAGATACATGAACAACAGTTCTGTCCTGATGCTCCAAAGACATCAGAACAAGTATCTGCACAAGCATGGGGAGAAGATCAGCCTAGCGTGTTTCAAGAGCAATTAGGACAATCTGGTTCCAGTATTAATGATGAGATTAAAGAAGAGTGGTCTAAACAGACAGGACGAGTCACTAGACTCTTGTTTTATAATCCTGATCCTAACTTCTTAGTCTCATCTAGACTTCAGGCGAAACTGGAGCGTATTAATGAAATGCGAAAGCGAGAACCACAGAAGATTTGGTTAGTAGGAGATGCAGGTACAGGAAAGACAAGCCTAGCCTTGCAGTTTGCAGCTAAGACTAAATCACCCTGTCTCAAGTGTCCTTGTCCTGCTATGACTGAAGTGAGTCAATGGATGGGACGTACTGAGTATCATCCTGAGCGTGGTACTCATTATATTCCTAGTCTATTTATTGAAGCTGCAGAGACACCAGGAGCAGTTATCATTCTGAATGACATAACTCGTGTAGAGAATCCTAAAGTGCTGAATCCACTTATGGATATAACTGATGAGACTGGCTCTACATGGTCAGATGAATTGGGACGGGAAGTTCGAGTTGCTGATGGTGTGGTCTTTATTGCAACTAGTAATGAAGGATGGGAGTATACGGGTGCAGATGATCCAGATGCAGCTCTTAAAGAACGGTTTGATGTCATTCATATGCCACTGCCTCCGAAGGCTCAACTGAAAGAAATTGTTGCTCGTAAGGTTGGCAATTCACCTGAGATAGATTCTGCTGTAGAATTCTTCTTGCAGTGTTTGTCTAAGGGTATTCGTATGTCTCTTAGACATGTACTGCGTATGTGTAAGGATATTAAGTATGGTGCTTCTCTAGTAGATGCCGCTGTGCTTAGTGCAATAGGTGATATGGATAAAGACCATCAGCAAGAGGCATTACAAATTCTTCAGGTTCAATCATCTAGTGTCTCAGGATTGGCTGAGCTAATTAATATGGATGAGTCATGGGGAGAATGGCAATAATATGGAAGCTCAGAATAGTGGTATTGATTTTGTGGTAGATGGACAAGCAAAATGGGAAGAGCTTCAAGCACTAATAGTTTCTCTATCTAGAGAAGATGAGACTCCTGAACAGGAATTCTTGCAAGAGTTTCTAGTAGGTATTCAGAAGGTGCATAAGTTATCAGGTGAGTTACGTGATTTGATTCTTAGTAAGATTATGCAAGATGGTGAACAGATAGATGATGACAGGGAATTAGTATGACTAGCCCAAATATAGAATATGCTTGTTCACTATGCAAGCATAAAGCTGAGGATGATGAACAGATGTTTATTGTTACCAGTGAACATGTAAAGTATACTGTAGGAACAGATATTAAAGATGCAGTTAAATTAATGATCACAGTTCTTATCTATTGCAGGATTTGTTATCGATCATCATCTTATGGGTATTCATATGAGTCTAAGTGAATTCTGGAGAGTTAAGAAATCTTATGACCGTAATGTAGAAATGCGTTATCTTCTTGATGGCTTACATAGTTTCATAACTATGATGGCTGACCAAGGAGATATTAAGGTTATGTGGTCTAGGGATTCAGTTCATATGTCTGGAGCCACTCCAGAGATTAAACTGAGTTACTTGCCTATTAATAATGCAGAGGCTCCATTTGAAGGTGATAGAGTAGATGCTATAGTAGGATTTGCTGCACATGAGGCTGGTCATAGACTCAGATCTAAAGATAATATACCTATTAATAATCATACTAATCCTTTTAATACTGGTAATCCTCTGAATCCTCTGAGTATATATCCTGTTCAGCCTATGCCTGATAGTGTATTTAAGCTTATTTCTAATTTGTTAGAGGATGTCTATATAGATAAGTATATGTATAGATACTCTCCTGTTCTAGTTAAGTATATTAAGTCAGGTAGACAATGGGATTTAACTAGACCAGAGTATCAGCAACGTTGGGATGAGTTATGCGATAAGGCTAAGACAGGTCAGCTTGATAAAGTTGATATGCTTAATCTCTGGATTCAGTATGAGTTATACGATAAGAATACAGCAGAGATACTAAAAGACTTTCCTCAAGAAGCGTTAGAGAATCTATTAAAGCTTGCAGAGATTACACAGGATTATTGTGAACGGGCTGGTCTTGTTGATATAGATAAGCTGTTTACTACTATTTGGGATGAATTAAGCAATTATCCTGATCCAGATCTGGAGGATAAGAGTCAGCAAGATGAGCGAGAGTCAGAGTTTAGTGATAGTACTCTAAGTGGTACACCAGCTAGTTTCGGTAAGTCTGATTCATGTGAGGATGACACTGATGATGAAGATGCTTTATCTGACTCAGATAACGAAAACGAGTCTAGCGAGTCTAGTGATAAGCAAGAATCTGAATTGGGTGCATCAGATGATAAAGGTAAAGAGGATAGTGAGCAAGATGAGCTTGGTTTAGATAATGGAGACGAGGAGGAAAAAGAAAAGAATAGTGATAGCAGCGATAGTAAAAATAAGGAGACTGATCCATATGAGGACTTACTAACATGTGTGCAGTCTAGTGAGCATGAAATACCGGAGAGTGTCTTAGAAGAATTTAGACAGGCAGTATCTCTTGATCGTGAAGATATAACTCAAGACTTAAGGGATGAGCTAACTCAACAGTACCAACTACCTCAGCAAACCCACTCTGGTATTATCATGGAGAAGGCTGCTGAGACTGTAGTATTTCCTAAACCTGACGAAATGTCTAAACTAGTAAATCAATTATTTGAGTTTAGGCGTAGGCGTCATTCCAGATGGTCTAGAGGTACAGAGGACGGTAGACTATCTCAGTCTAGGCTACATAGAGCAGCTTACGATACCAATCATATACACGAACGTAAGGAGATTAAGGATAGTCTGAATCTAGGTGTATGCTTACTTGTAGATGCTTCTAGTTCTGTGACTAAAAGTTGGCCCATCATAGAGAGAATAGTCGAAGCTCTGGCTTTAGGACTAGAACATAAGAAAGGTATTAAGATATGTGCTATTGCTTATCAGTCTGTTTATGATAGGAGTAGTGGAGTTGGCAATGTACAGCTAACTCGTTTATATGAATCTGGTAATACTACTATTGGCAAGCATAAGTCTGATGGTAATACACCAACTGTTTCTGCATTACTAGCTACTCCTATGATTATGAATCGTTTGTTAGGGCATCCTAAAGATAAATTGATTATTCATGTGACTGACGGTGCTGCTGGTGATGAAGAAAGTATGAAATGTACTGTTAAAGAGGCTGTAGATATTATTCGTAAGAAGTATGGATTAGATATATACTGTTTTGGTATAGGTGGTAGCTCGTACTTTGGTAATAGCGAAAAGTTCAAAATAGATTATAATACTAGTTATACTAATCTAGATACGTATGAGCAACTACCAGAAGCTTTAAAGAATCTACTCAGAGATATATTGGTAAGATGAATGAAGTATCTAGATATCAAGAATTACTATCAATGTGAATTCTCAGGGATGCCACATAAATTTAAGAACTATCCAGTATATAGATTTAATGGGACTTCTTATAGTAATGTTGTTATCTGTCAGAAATGCTTTGCAGCCTTTGTGTTTCCAGGTATCGACATTACCAGAGCGCAAAACCTACTAGACGAAATACCAATGAGGCAATATGAGCTAAAACCATTATCTAAAGTACTACAGCATCAGGCTGCTATGAAAAAGATTGCGGACATAACTAGAACTATATTATCTGGAAAGTGGGTGCAGGAAAGCATAGAGTTTGCAGAGGAGGCAGCAAGGATATCCAAGCAGGAGCGTAAAAAGCATAAGAAACAAAATATATGGAGGATGGCTAAATGAGTAATAAGATTCAGTCACCTGTAATGTCTAATTATGATAAGTCTAGGATAGGAGAAATCATAGCAGATAAGACAGGAGTAAAATATGATTGGTACGATGCTTGTCTAATTAGGCTAATAGCTAAAGCAGATGCTCCTAATTTAGCGATACTGGCGAGTGTTTATCCTGAGTATGTATCCAGTGTTAAAGCTTATCTGGAAGGGTATAGATATTGCGTTAAGTATCATAACTGGAGTCACATGAATAAGGAATGTGACTGTAATAATAAGAAGTAGAAGGAGGATATTACTATGGAGAACTTAAAGCTATATATAGAGTACGATGAGACACGAAGAAGTAGACCAGCTCTGATTAGAGAGCTAGATGATCTTCTAATAAATTATGCCGTACAGAGAGGATTAAGATATGTTAGACTTGGGATAGAAGATAAAATCAATTATGAATTTGGCTGGCGTATGGAGCCACAGAAGATATCACGTAAAAAGGTCAAAGTATAAATGTCTGAGTATGCCGCTTGTTCATTTCAAGATATACCAGATAAAAGTTTAGAAACGATGAGGATACTATTAGGTAACTTATATTCCCATATGAGAACAGGTCATTTAAAGGCCAGAGTGTCTCTTAACGAAGCTGATGCTATGAAGCTGACTCTTGATATAATTGCCAATGAGCAAGCCGCGCGCGCCTTTGATCATGAGTGTTATCAGCCATCCGGCGAGAATGGCGAGGATAGGGCAAAGATGTGTTAGCATGCGTTTCTACCCACCTTATTGCTTAAAACCATAGGGAACCTAAGGTTAGTATAAATCTAGGCAAATCGTTTGTATCTAAGACTCATGCTAACACTCGTGAGCACGATTTGTATCTACATTATGTAAAGATATGATATATAGTAGATATAGTAGTGTGTAGTAAAGATGTAAAGGAGTACAAAGGAGTACAGAAGAATGGATAGAGGTATAAAAAGAGAACTGGCTGAGCGATATGAAAAAGCTATGCATTCAATGCAAGCTGGTGTAGCTCTTCTGATGGGATATGATCCTTCTGAGACAAGTCCCAAGCATTTAAGAGTTGGAATAAATAGTGCTATGTTGGAGTCTAATGCTATGGGAGAGCTTCTTATTAAGAAAGGACTTATTACTGAAGAGGAATACATGATTGCAATAACTAAAGCTGCTGAAAAAGAGGCTAATAGGTATAAGGAATATCTTACTGATATTACTGGGCTAGCATAACCCTTATATAAAGGAGTACTAAATGCCTGAACTAGAAAGAGCTGCTAGTAAGATTAAACCTTGTGATTGTAGGACAGAATATATAGGTGCAGGAGATAGTGAGATAACATATTGTATTGTTCATGAGAAAGCTGAGGATATGTATCAGTTACTACTAAAACTGAGTGCAGATGCTGGTAAGAATTCTAACAGTATTCTATATGCAGCAATTAAGATTATAGAAGAGATAGATAAAGAGTATGAGTAGTTTAGAAGTAATAGCTGATATACTCAAAGCTAAAGAATATGTAGATAAGGCTATACATGCAGGAACAGTTATCTTTGAACGGGATGATTTAGAACATATGCTAGATGCTATAGAAGCTATGGAGTATACAGCCATAGACTTACAGTTTGAAGCATGGCGTCTTAAGATGACTCTATGGAGTGATATGGGTAAGATTGATCCAGCCTGGAAGCCTAGTCCTAGTTTCATGGGTACAAGGAGTATACCTGATGTTTAATAATGATTTAGATAAAGCATATGGGTATAATGTCTATGTTTATAGTAAGATATCTAATCTAGAAGAACTTATAGCTTTTGATATAGAAGCATTGGAGGCTGTATTAGACGATAAGGAGTTCGGGTATAATATGGATTCTTATTATGATGAGTCTAACAGATTTGAGTTCTACTATTCTCAGAATATTAACTAATATAAGTTATATAAGTAATACTAGTAATGCGCCAGAAGCCTAAGTATAAGTATCGTAGGGGCCAGAATCCTAACAGTCAAAAGAATCTCAAGATAGGACAGGCTATTGCTCATAAGAGTAATCGGACGCCTGCTATTTCAGGTGCAGCGGGTGATAATCTAGTTACTCTACCAGTAAATGTAGAGTTTGCACTTAGTCGTGCATGGCCTCAGTTATCAAGGCGTGAAAGACAAATATTGTACTTATATTTAATTAAGGGATTAACACGTTCAGAGTTATGTGAGATACTAATAGTAGCAGTGGGAACATTGAATTTCTATAGTCAGAGAATACGTGAAAAGCTTGGAGCTAGAACAGCTCCACAATCTTATGCTATTGCAGCTATTAGATATTATCAAGAACTACAGATTATAACTCAAGTGCTTACATCTATGGCTGTTTATCCTTACCCAGCTAGTCTAGCAGGAAGATAGAACATGAGTAATAATAATTCAAGAATGCCTGTTATACTTATAATAGTTATAGTAGCTATAGTGGTCTTTTTAGTACCTCTATATATACTAATACCTCTGTGCTTAGTAATCATTGTAGCGATCCTGTTACTTAACACTACTAAGAAGAAATAGAATGGATAGTCTTCTTGTATGCACACTGATAACCGATATGGATGTAACTCCTATCCCTAGTTATAAAGATAGATGCGCTTCTTGTAAGTCTGAGATATGGGTTGCAGAATCTACCAAAGAACTAGGCAAGTTAAATAAGATGTGTACTGACTGTTTTCTAGAGTCAGGCTTAGGTAGTATAGGTGAAGCCACTATGAGTAATGAACAGCGTAGAGAACTTAAAGAGATAATGGGATATACTGACAAAGAAATAGATAAGCTGTTGGCAAGATACAGTGATAGAATACGTCAGATATCTGGAACAAGTGATAACTAGCTGAGATCAGATATGCCGAAGTGGTGGAATGGTAGACACTGCAGTGATTAAAGTGTATGGCCCATATGTTAGAGAAGATGGAAGAAAGCATGTAATACTTTATGATGGAACTCGACGGACAGAGTGTCATTTTGCAGTAGACATTGTGCAGGTAAAAGAAATGCGGGAGTGCTGGAATAGGTAGACAGGCTCGTCTTAAAAATGAGTGTCGAAAGACGTAAGGGTTCAAGTCCCTTCTCCCGCACCAAATGCTGCTGTAGCTTAATGGTAGAGCAGATGCCTTTTAAGCATCCAGATATAGGTTCGACTCCTATCAGCAGTACCAGTTTAACCTGAATTCTAAAATCGGTTCAAAGCGCTGATACTAAAATAGGCTGAAAACGGTTCAAGCGTCTGAACGGGTGCAGTAGGTGCAGCTCAGATGATTCAGATTCGGGGCCGGCAAAGTTTCTCTCAGCCCGAAGATGCTCAAACTGATACTTGACAAACATTCAGATCCGTGGTATAATAAACAGAGAAAAAAAAGAGACAAATAAGGAGAGTTCTCAGAGTGCAGTTCTTGAAAGGGGCAGCACATGAAGAAAAAGCAGCGTCACATAGCGGCGCTTGTTGTGCTTCTAACGGTCGGTTTGTAGTAAAAGGAGATTAAGTAGTTATGGAGCGTATGTATCGAATCAGGATTATGGGTAGTTTCAATCCATATAATCGAGGAGAATCAGAGACTTTAGAGCAACGAGCAATTAGCCAAATTGCTGATATGCTTAGATATGATTCAGGTGTTGTAGAGAGCATCGAAGTCAGTGGTGTACGAAATAATCAGCTAACAGCAGTCATAGCGTGTGCGGGATTCACCCCTAGACGATGGGAGAGTTTCGGATTTTACACAGAGGAAATCGAGAGCTGGAAAGTTAAGGAGACAGAATGGGGGATGTTTGCTAGAGAGGCTACACAAGCAGCCAAGAAGATTCTAGAAAGGAGCGACTAGGGGAAATGGCAAGCACAGTTGTTGAAGTTACAAGCCTCCCCGCTTGTGACTTCTGTGATGATACGGCTCAGTTTGATGGAAGAACTAAGCATGGGTTCTGGGCCTATATGTGTGGACGATGTTTCAGTCACAATGGTATGAGTCTAGGGCTTGGCGTAGGCCAGAAGCTCACAGTTAAAGGAGCGTAACTGAAATGCTTATCCAAGAGAACATCAGACGTATGAAGCCCGTCCTAGTCCTAGTGCCACGTCAGCTAAAGGAGCGTAGCAAGATAGGCCATTACCACGAATGCTACTTTTGCGAGGATAAGAAAGTCAGATGCGTCGATACATTCTATGTCAGACGCACCGGACTAGGTGACTTCACTATCTGTCGTACTTGTGCCAAGCTAGATGACATGAAAGGGCTGTTTCCTAAGCTAACTGCAATGCTCAAGATACGCGATAATCACTCACATGATCCTTATGCAATGAAGGCATATAAGGAAATACTGAATGTGGGTGCAGCGAAAGGAGGAAAGTAAATAATGAAGTTTCCACAATACCTATGGCGTATAGGCACTCGTGAAGGCGCGATACTTCTTAGGCGAGGTAATACACCAGATGAAGCTTTAGCTAAGTATTCAGTACCCTCTCGATTGCTACCCATAGGCATTGCAGATCATTGTGAACTCAGTGACAGGCAACGCTATGACTACGATCATCCTTGGGACTGGATGAATAGCTAATAAAGGAGAAAGATAGAAATGGCACAAACAGAAGAGAACCGTCGTCTGGATGTAAAAGAGTTTCTGGATATGGCAATCTCGTATATCCAGCAAGCAGACAGAAGTTGTGTCACACCGGAGGCTCATCATCTAGGATCAGCATTAAAGTTAATTACAATTGTTAGAGAAGCGGAAACATCAGATATGAGGACAACCTGAAAATGAGTGCAGTAATCTCAGAACAAGAACTACCGGAGCTAACAAGCGAGGAGCAGGCTTTAATATATGAAATAGAGAATAGTACTAGTATTAATAGTAATACTATTAGTAGATATCTGTTGTTCTTGCAGGAGCGTAGAAAGCTGACCGATGTGATTATCGACGCTAAGCTTAGAGTAGCGCAGGAGGCATAAAATGCTCTACATCGTTACAGTTGACTTAGGAAAGAGATTTGAGGTTATTAGCAAACATGATAGATTCCATAAGAAGCGAGGCCCTTGTCCTATACAGCCTTTAATAGAATGCACAGATATTACAGGGGCACATCATTCAGCAGTTGTAGAAGCTCGAAGCGAACAAGAAGCGAAAGACGTATTCTGTAACTGCAACACTACAAGAGTAGAAGTAGTTAATACTAATATCTGGAAGACTGAATAAATGCCTGATATAATCAGAGTCAAAGGTGAGATAGTAGCAATCAAGCCACCTAGACGAGCTGACCGTTACGATCCAGATGCTATGGGTATAACAGTCAAACCATCAGGTTCTATGACAGCTTACTGGTTCCGTTGGAATCTAGAAACCAGAGGTATGCTCAGGAAGGGAGAGATTATAGATATACAGGCTGTTCAGTCCGGTAAGTCCGATGACGGTAAGATGGTATTCCTATCCAGAGTTAAAATAGAAGGAGATAAGATATGTACCCATAGTCTTATAGTGCGAGAAGGTAAGAAGTACATCTGTGAAGCCTGTGGTGTGGGTGCAGTTGTTTCAGTCAAGGAGGAATAAAAGATGGCGTGTGAATGTGGGTATATAGGAAAGACATACTTAGTTAATATAGAAGTCTGTCAGGAATGTGAGCCAGATAGAACTAATGCTTTAGATGAGTTAGAGAAAGAGAATCCAGTTATCTCATTAAGAATAGATGATGCTGGCTCTATATGGATTGGTTTTCCTAGGACAAAGACAAGCCATCTGCAACCTAGTTCTTATAATCCAGTAATGCCTGTCAGTAGTCTAGCTTATGTGTTGTCTGATAGGTTTAACAAAGATATAACAGATACAGTGTTTGAGCTAAGAGAAAAGATATAAGGAGTTAATATGACATCTAATGAGAAGATGAGCGCAGCTACACTACTAATAGGCACGTTCGTAATAGCAATACTGTATCACTTGTAAAGGAGTGTGCAAAGGAATGGTAGCACATATTCAGCATCCAGATTCGCATGTATATGGACTAATTGATAACTGTCCTAGATGTGCTGAACATGCAGAACATCCATTTGACGGTCTGGATGATAGGAATTTAAAAACCCTTATTCTTAAAGTTCGTTTGGATGACGAACCAAGAAGTCAAAATGAAGCTGAGGCAATGTACCGTATAGGAAAGGCTATTCTTATATCTGATAAGATAAAGTCTCTTGAAGAAGAGATAGGTAAAAAGGAGGCGTAGGAGATAATGATTAAAATATCCAGTGATGATATCAAAGCTATACAAGAATATGGCTTCTTTGGTCATTCTACTGGATGTTATTCTGAATGGGGTGCAGTGATAGGAGATAACGAGTATATCGTAATACTGGATGATTTAGGAGATTCAATAGCTCATAGAAGTGAGTTTGATTTCAGTGATGTGTTTGTAAGAATACATCATCCAGAGAACATAACACCACTACCCGTATTTGACGATATCTTTGAAGTAAAGGAGTTATAAGTTATAATGAAAGACTATCTCAATGCACTAGGATATCTACTTATAGTACTTATAGTACTTATAGTTATGTTAGGATATAAGGTGGTGACTTAAATGTCTAGTAACTATCCACCTGGAGTTACGGGTGCAGAGTTCCAGATAGCAGGGCCTGACTACGAAAAGGAATCTACAGTCCTATGCTCTAAGTGCAGAGGTCATACTACGGAGTTGGGTTTCAGAGGCGAGCGGTGGTTAGTATGTCAGCGTGAAGGCTGCAATGAGACTATGGACTTAGAGCCATCCCGCTTTGATGAACCAGATCCAGATAGAGCATATGACGAAGCTCGTGACCGCAAGATGTTCGGAGATGAGTAGTATAGAATCAGTAACCGCTAATGTCAAAGGCTATTGCAAGAATCCAGGCTGTCAAAAGGATAACATACCAGTCTCAGGAGCCATATGTCTCATATGTTCTTCGGAAGATAGAGAGGCTTTCCATTGCCATAACCACATTAAATCTCACATGACTAAGTATCATAATAAGGAGTAGTATACTAATGGAAAATCTTCCTGTATTTCAGATAGATAGAGCGGATGATTTATCCTATAAGTTCACTGTTAATGATGATCCAGAAGGGAGAGAATGGATACTTCTTAGAATACAAGCACAGATAGGAGATTCACTTAATATAGCATTCTCTTCTGAGGATGAAGTAATACGTTTTATATCTACCCTCTTGAGACATTATACCGATGATACGGTAGGATAAAGATATCATAATAAGCAGTACTAAGATTGAGGAGTGTTAGATATGAGCACGCAAAAGACAGAAAGTATGGAAACCTTCTTATCTGGTATCTCCAAAGCCTTGTTCGGTCATGCTAGAGACGAAGGAGTATGTGTTACCTGTGGCTCTGAGCGGGTGCAGGAGAACCAGTTTAGAGATGCACTCAGCCTAAGAGAATATCAGATATCTCGTATGTGTCAAGACTGTCAAGATCAAATATTTACAGAGTCCTAGTCACACGAAACCCGAACATAAATCCTAGTCTAAAAGCGCCATTTCGTATCTAACTGGCGGTATAAATCGTTCTCAAGATGATGATGAAAAGCCTTGACAAGCAATTCAGTTTATGCTATTCTAGGAGCGTAGGAACGGGCATTTTATGGGCAAGGTTCGGCCCACAAGCATAGAGAGGAGAACCCAGATGGCTACTCCAAGCGACAAGGTTCGGGAACTGGCAGAGCGCCTAGCAAAGCTTAGTCCTGAAGCTCAAGAGGAAGAGATAGCGCGGATAGACCGCAATGTCTCAAAGCGGGAAGCTAAGGCTCAGAAGGGAGTTCTAGAGGTACACAAAACAGAGATTGCCTCTGCATTCGTAGACACGCTGAATCTCTACTGCCGTGAAAAAAAGATTGATGTTGCAACCGTATTGCCGCTGAATACACATATCGCAATGGCTGCAGACGGTAGTGGTATTACGGGCACAATCTCTGGTAAGCGTGGCAGTTCTGGTGGTGGAGGTGGGACTCGTTCGCCTAGTTTCTTCAAGCAGAAGGGCGTCAGTGCTATCAAGCTAAACGGTAAGTCCCTTGAGAAGGCTACTGAATCTGAGGTTCTGCGTGTTGCTCATGGTGTCAAGACAGCTAAGGAAGTCTATGGCACTGCATCCCCTCACGCCGTTGCATTACAGACCGAGAACCAAGAGAAGATTAAGAGTATGGGCTTCGTTGCTGTTCTTGAAGATGGCAGCGAGGTTCCGCTTATCAGTCTGTACAGTAACGGTAACGGTAGTTAATCATCCAGCCATAGCCCGTTCCAGCTAGATAACAGAGACCCAGGGTTTTAGATAGCTCTGGGTCTCTTGTTTTGCCCTTTAATCTGATATTAACAGTTTTAGATTACTCAGCCTTATCAGTGGATTCAGATTCAGCCGAGGTTTAGGGCGTTCAGATATCAGATTGGGTGCAGATTTAAATTCAGATTTAGAAATCTCAGTTAGAATTACCGTTTGTGAATTTTGTGTGAAGATTATAGGCTAACCTGAACACTGAAGCCCTTTAAATAGCTGCACCCAACTGAGAAATCTAACCCTAATCTCACTACCTAAAAACATACCGAAGATATGATAAGGCGAACATGCGATTACATATTGTCCGTAGGACACTAACTCTGTTTAGAACATATGATTATATCTAGATTTCGATATTGTGTACGCGCCTGAGCGCATAGCTTTTATGTTCTTTTTGAAGGCTAACCTCACTACAAAAGAGTCTAACTAGATAGTGTTTAGAACACCCTTCCGTAAAAAGATTCACGGAATAAACCGTCATTTAGGGATTGACAAGTCTAGATATGCCCCTACAATTAACAAGGATAGAGAACGGGGATACCTAGCAGAGAAAGCGGGGACATAGAAATGTCGAAAACCAAAATGGCGGCTAAGGGTAGCAAGGTATCCGCTACCACTACCGTCAACAAAATAGCCGAACTGGAAGCGGCCCTACGCGCGGCCCGCAAAGTTGAGAGTGACAAGAGCGACGCGCAAGCCGTCCTCAAGGGCAAGGTAGCTAATGCCCTACACAAAGCTTTGCTTGTGTCAGCGGCCCGTCACCACGTAGACGCCATCGTTCTAGGAGCGTTTTGTGTGGACGCAAGCGGCACATCCTATGGCAAGCGCGGCAAGGGCGGCACGAAGAGCCCTAGTGCCACTAAGACGCGCAACGTCATAGACTACGCCGTCACTCTGAACGGCAAAGAGATTCGCATTGGAAGCGGCCTAGTGAGCCGTCTCCTTATGTGGACGGCGATTAACATCGATGGTCGCAAGGGCATCGCCAAGCCGCAAGAAGTGTACGGCACAGACTCGCCCATCCGCTTCGCAACAAAGCCTAAGATGGCGGCAAGTCTTAGCAAGTGCAAAGCCGTCGCCATCGACATAGATGGCAAGCGCATCGCTCTGAGCGAGCTTTTCACGGCATAACCACACCGCATGATGTATTCCCGTTCTCTATCCAATCTAAACTCTAGTATAAGGAGATGCTAAGATGATTTCGTTTAGTTGTTATCTGAAGAGACATAGTGAATGTCGGGGTGACAAGTGGGCGAAGCCTTACACTTGCTTATGTCATCATGGATGTTAAGCAACTCTCAGGTAAGCCCATGCTAATAAGCGCCCTTAGATATCTCAGCGGATCCAGATTAGTAGATTCTCAGATTTATGTCATATAGTGAAAAAGGCCAGGCTAACCCTCTCTAAAATACCTAACAAGTTTCTGAAATACCTAGTTTCTGGCCAGGCCTTTCTGTTTTAAATACCTATTCTTGCTCTTGAAAAAATATCTATTCTTGAACAATACCTATTCTTCGTAAAATACCTAACAGGTTTTCACAAACTCAATCTCTGTTAGTCTTACTTACTAAGCTGTGCGCTACATGAGGCATGGGGCATAGGAGCTGTTTAGGCTATCTCGGCCTTTAGGCGCTTTCTAAGTCTTAAGGCTTCGACAGGGCTCATATCTTTATTGCCTCTGTAGGCTTGGCTGTAGCGTACAAGGCGTTCAAAGTCAGTCCTATGATTCATAATCAGATTATCTAAATCAAATTTAGCATTTAGATAGGCTTCGTGATCTGTAATTGTATCAGCTGTCACTGCATAGGCTTCTGCTTTAACCCAGCGTCTATGTTTATCTCTTGTTTGGGTATATATCTCAAAACGGACAGCCTGATTTAGGTACGCCCTTGCATACTTGTTTATTCTAATATTGTTCGCTAGAAATCTAAGTATTATTACATGAGCGACTTCATCAGGGTCATCTGTATTTTGCATTCTTGCTATTCTGACTAATACACGTTCAATGATATCAGCAAGAATGTTCATATACCTTTAGATGCTTCTGGCTCCTTTTGGTTCTGATATTTAGAGCCTAATCCTGCATCTCCATATGTACGGTTAACTGGCGTAGACATATACTGAAATGATACTTGGCAGATACGAGAATTAGGATATATAGCAATAGGTAGTGGTGACAGATTAGACAATTCTAATGTCAATGTACCTTTGAATCCTGGGTCTATATATCCTGCAGTAGCATGTACCAATAATCCAAGTCTTCCTAAGCTTGATCTGCCTTCTATTCTACCTACTATGTTATCTGGTATACTCACGTACTCTAGTGTTGTACCTAGCGCAAACTGTCCAGGTTTTAGAACAAAATACTCGTCTAGTCCTATATCTATTAATCTAGTTAAATTAGAATCAATATTTTTAGTATCTATGAAACCATTAACTACAGAAGTACTATTTCTAAAATTAAAAATCCTAAATTTATTCCCAAGTCTTAAATCCACAGAAGCAGGCTGAACATTATTAATCTCAAAGGGTTTAATCTTAATTCTTCCTGTATTAATCTCAGCTATAATACTTCTATCACTGAGTAAGCTCATGGGATACCTTTTTTATGATTGATTGGGAAGACTAAGATACGGCTAGTCTCTGAGTGACAGTTTTTCAAATGTTCATCCATACTACCATATGAAATAGGTTGTTGACATCCCATACAGATAGTACAACAGTTAAGCTGGAATTGACTAGCACCAACTGGAAGATGCTCTAACTTAACACAAACATGTTCACAAGTCATAATTAGATAATAAACTGTGTCTGTATAAAATGATAGAGGCTAGACTGTCGCCAAATCCAGCCTCTATCTCACCCATCCACAGTCTATCGCCTCAACAGATAGACTGTCCCAAGAAGGAGAACACCAATGGCTCACCTATCTAAGCATAACATACTTTCTATCTATGTCAAGGTTTTTAGATTTCCTCTTGACACATCGGCTATAATATGATAAGAGTATAGATATGCTTAGCTTGCCATCCCAACTCGTTCAACCTCCAGGGTTATTCGATGAAGACTCTGGACGGTATATATGTGGTGAGGAAATACGTTCCGGTCTTCGGTGTAGAGGTATTCCTATATCTCCTAACTGGAAATGTGAACGTCATGGCGGTAATCCTAACAGACCATCTATAGCTATTCAAGCTGGTCTCTATGCTAGACATCTAAAGAGCAACGGTCAGCTTAAAGCTTTACATGATGAGTTAGCTCGTGATCCAGATGCTCTTGAAGATCTATTTCGTACTGATGTTATGGATGAGTTAGCTGTAGGACGTATGCTTCTTATAGAGGCTCTTCAAGATAGAGCATCATTAAGTAATCGAAAGCAGTTAATTGAGATTCTAGGTCTAGTTACAAAAGTAGCTAAAATAGCCCAAGAGATTCGTGATCGAGAAGAAGGTCTAATTAAGCGTGAGTTTATGGATACAGTTATCCAAGCAGTTACACAAGCCTTCACACGAGCTAATCAGCTTGTTCGGCCATCTGATCGTGCTCGTATTTTCATGTCAGAGTTTGCTAATGCTCTCCCAGGTAATGTAACTCTCAACGTTCCTGTCTCAGATGATATAGTGATAGAACATGAAGTCTAATAGTTACGATTATCTAGTTCAACAGATGCAAGGCACTCTATCTGAGACTATAGAGTCTGAGACGGAGTTACTAGCTTGGACTAAGAAATATCGTCTAATTAACGGCTTGCCTCCTGAACTACCCCCAAGCCAAGTAGCTATGTATCAGGACTTATCTCCTGAAGTGGTTGTTATGAAAGGTACACAGATTTTTATATCTGAGTATCTTATTAATCTATCACTTTGGGCTCTAGATACTAAGTTTGGTTCCAGGGGTAATATTCTCTATACTATGCCTACACAACTACAGATGGATGACTTTGCCCAGTCGCGGATAGATAAGGCAATAGAAGACTCTCCTTACTTGAGACGCCGATTTGAGAAAGCTTTTCTTGCTAAACAGGTCAACAGAACTAGACTAAAGCGCATAGGTGGCAGTTCTCTGCACTTAAGGGGTTCTGATTCTCTAAAACAACTAATCTCAGTAGATGCTGATATAGTAATCAATGATGAAGTGGACTGGTTCACTGAAGATACAGTTGCATGGTCTAAAGAACGTCTAGGTTCTGCTAAACATCCCTTATTCCGCGCTGTTTCTAAGCCAACATATCCAGGCTACGGTATTCATTTAATGTATCAGAACTCGGATCAGCGACACTGGCAAATTAAGTGTGAGCACTGTAATCGTTGGCAGGTTCTTGATTGGGAACATAATATAGTATTTGATGTAGATAACGAAACTAGTTCAGCTTATAATATCCAGTGTCTTTGTGCTCACTGTAAACAAACTCTAAATCGTCTTTCAGCTAATGGCGAGTGGGTAGCTGATTCTCCTGGTAGACAAGTTCACGGTTATCACTTACCTCGTCTTATTTCTCCTCTGGCCAATCTCAAAAAGATGGCTGAAGACTCTCTTAATATAACCGATATTCCCAAGATTCAAAGCTTTTATAACTCAGGCTTAGGCTTAGCTTATGCCCCTAAAGGTGGACACTTAAGCGAATCTGAGCTTAGGTTTTCATCTGAGCGCTTATTAGAACCAGCACTTTCAGGCTATGGTGGTGTGGACGTAGGACTCAAACTCCATGCTTGTGTTATCCAACATGATCCAGATGGGCTTTTAGTCTGTCAGGCAGACGAGTTTGATGACTTCAGTGAGCTAGACATCTGGTTTAAACGCAATAATATCCGTATGGCAGTTATAGATGCCAGAGGTGACCCTAGAGCTACATTAGAGTGGACTGCTAAGTACCCTGGTCGCGTCTATCGCTGGAGCCACATTGAGAACATGAATGATGTTCGTTACAGTGAGGAGACTCAGGAAGTCAAGTTGAATCGGACTGTCTTATTAGACAGTATGTATTCTAAGATACGTGATCAGTCTCTTATCTTTCCTGTTATGATTAGACAAATCCCAGGCTTTATCCCTCACATGAGAGCTTTGGTACGTGAACTAGTTAAAGATCAGCGACTAAATAAGCTTATTCCTAGATATATTGGAGCTGCTGCTGATCACTATGCTTTTGCATTAGCCTATGCTGTACTTGCTGCAGTGCATGATACAGCTTCACCTCCACCTAGATCAGTAAGTAAAGATGATTTAGTATATGCGGGACATCGATTACCAACATCGTCATGGACTGGTGGTATAAGTTCCAGAGGATGGAGAAGGCGATGAGTGCTGGGACTAAAGAACAAGCAATCTTAGAGCTTAGACAGTTTATTGATGAGATAGAATCAGATCGATATGATCTTATCTCCATACAATCACAGACTCCATACAAGATAGAGCTATATAATAGTTGGCTAGAAGTGGTATCCAGACTAGGGTATCATATAGTCATTTCCGCACGAAGAACAGGCAGTACAGATAGATCAGTAGGTAATGTATTATAAATAGGTAATGTATTATGGTTGATGATACTGAAGATATCTCTAAAACTGAGTCAAGGCCACGGCTTCAGCCTCGCTTATCTAGTTCTGGGCTTAAAATCTGGGGAGGCCAAATTCAGGAGGATTATCTTCCTGAGTTACAAGGTAAGCGGGCTATTGCTGTCTATGATGAAATGCGTAAAGGCAATTCTATTGTTGGTGGCTTTGTACGTGCTGTTGAAATGGCGTTTAGATCAGTTGTATGGGCTGATATTCCATATGATGACTCGCGTGAAGGTTTAGAGCGAGCAGCTTTACTAACCTCAGTACGAAATGATATGCGTCATGCCTGGACTGCTTTTACAGCTAATAGTATGACAATGCTTCCGTTTGGACATGCTCCGTTTGAAATGACGTTTAAAGTTAGAAGCGGCTATCCTAAATCTAAATTCTCAGATGGTAAAGTAGGATTAGCTAATCTAGACTTGATTGCTCAAGATAGTATAGAGCGATGGGAAACTGAAACGCTAAGTAGCTGTGATATAGTTGCTATAACACAGCGAGTACCAATTACATCGCAAGAAATACGTATTCCGATAGATAAGGTTGTTAATTTTAGAATACGGCTGGAAAAGGATAATCCTGAAGGAGAAAGCTTATTCAGGCAAGCTTATCGTGATTGGTATTACATGAATAATTTGGAGGCAATAGAGGGAATCTCACTGGAACGTACTGGTGCAGGCATTCCCTGTATTACACTTCCAAAGGGTGCTTCTACCATAGATGATACAGGCGCTCTTTCTGATGAACAGGCTGCTATAGACATAGTAAAGCAAGTTCGTGTAGATGAGCAAGGTGGTATAGTCCTTTTTAATGGATGGGAATTTAGATTGGCTAGACCAGAGGGTCGTGTTGATCCTGACCTGTTTGATTTAGCCATTAAGCGCCACAGATCAAACATGCTTATCTCGGTTCTAGCTACCTTCCTAGAATTTGGCACATCACGAGTAGGCTCGTTTGCTTTAGCACAGCAGTCTCGTTCATTCTTTGAGGTAGCTTTAGAAGGCTATGTTAATATCTTTGAAGATACTTTTAATAAAACTGTTGTACCATTACTATTTGAACTTAATGGTATAACTGATGGTCGTTATCCATCACTATCACACACAACTGTAGGAGACCCTGAACTCAGTATTATAGCTAATTACATTGAGCGGCTTAGGAAAGTTGGTCTATTACAGGATGTTTCTCCTGTTCTTGAACAATATCTAAAGGACTTAGCGAAATTCCCTAGAGGCGCAACATTAATAGATCAACAAGATCATTCTTCTGATCGCTACGAGCGGGCGACGCCGGAAGGTCAAGATAATAACAGTAACAGTAATAATAGTGATAATAGCCAAAATCAACGTAATAAGCCCAATAATCCTGCTGTCGATTCTACTAACGGTGATCGCCCTACCGATAATAACATTAATAGCATAGATCAGGAAGAGCAACTAGCACAAATGCGTCGTTTAGCACGAAAGGCATCTGATTAGTGGTAAAGCCCAGAATAAAGCCTGGAAAGAATAAAGTCTTAGTATGTCTATATAATCTAACTAATCCATACATTCATTTGCCAGATGAATATAAGAAGCCTGCCCTATCAGTAGCCGAAATCATAGATGGCAACGGCGCATTTATACAGGGCCAGAAGGTACTAGTTCCAACTAAGGCAGGACTAGATATCAGAGATGGGAAGAACAAACACAGGCTTATAAATATCAATGATATAGTAGCTAGTATTATCAATGAGGAGGGACAGAGTGGCAAATGCTCTGTATGATTTTGGCCGACAGGGTTTCCTAGAAGGCACAATTGATTGGGATACAGACACCATCAAAATTATACTAATAGACGCTGCTGATTATACTAAAGATCTTGTAAACCATGATAACCTAAATGATGTTCCGGTGGCAGCTCGTGTAGCGATATCAGCTGCTCTTGCAGGCAAGACAGTTGCAGCTGGCGTAGCTGATGCTAATAATGTTACTTGGTCTGCTGTTTCAGGAGACCAATCTGAACAAATCATAGGTTATAAGGATAGTGGCGTTGAATCTACAAGTCGTTTGATTTTCAACATTGATACAGCTACAGGTTTGCCGGTTACTCCTAATGGTGGCGACATAACTGTTCAATGGGATGATGGCGCTAATAAGATTTTTAAACTGTAATGTCTAAGCAAGAACTAACAATACGGCAAGAAGGCACTCACGTATATTTGCTTGTTTCAGGGCAAGCCATAGCTGATATACCTTGGGATGCTGCTCTTGAGCTAGCCAAAGCTATTTTCATACAAGCTAAGAAAGCCGAAGAGTTAGCTAAAGCTCTGGACATAGTACAAGACCAAGCTATTCTAATTCGTTCTGGCTTCCCTGTGAGTCTTACAGCTAACCCTGACATTAATGCTGAAGCTTTGAAAGAAGCCCAAACTAATAGAGATCTGAGACGCTATATACCGATACCTGGAATTCGCTCAGGTGAGAAGATGGGTATCCCGAATCTAATTCAGTCTAGGCCAGAAGAAAGAGAGTAAGATGGATTATTCTAACATGACACTGGAGCAGCTTGAAAAGAAGCAACAGGGCTTAGGTGACAAACAGGGTGACATAAGAACCGAGAAGGCTGCAATTCAGGATGCTATTGATGCTAGAGTTGCTGAATCTGAGGCACAAGCTATTATTGAGCGATCTTCAGAGAAAGTCTTACAGGAGCTACGTCGGCAGCTTAGCCTTATGCCGTCTGATATTGAGAACACTGATATTCCTTAAATATGAGACGTATCTTCCTGAATCAAGACTTACGTGGGCAGACGCTTGATGCTAGTCTTGAGTTAGATAGCAATGCCCGTGAATCATTCTTTGCAGATTGCCTGACAGATATAAACACACGCTTTATCGGCGATTGGCGAGGTAGTGATTTTTTCCGTCTTTCTGGCCCTGCTGATTGGTCGCAGGCACAAGTCTATGCCTGTTACTGGCGAGGTAATACTAATCTTAAAGGCAGTTTCTGGCCTGCAGATATTGGCTGGTTACATCATGAACCTGTTAGTGCAATTTTGCAAGGTTCGCCTGTTGCTATAGTTAGGAACGTAGGTAATTTTGTTCTTACAGGTGGCTATCGTCTAGCTTCCTGGGATACGTCAAAAACTGGCTGGTGGGATAACGCCAGTCAGAATATAAAGAATAAACGCATAGCTAACTTTCGAGCAGCTTTTGCTCCTTACCCAATTTTAGCTAATCGGTTTGAGGAGTTATTAGTTGCACTCCAGAACGGCTATGAATTATTTACAGGAACCAGCGGGCAGATGGCTGTCACATGGGGTGATGGTGTTACTATCACTATTGATGCTGATAACTTACCAGTGTTAGCTGATACTTCTCGCTATGCTCTTGCTCGCTGGGTAGAGTTGCAAGCAGGCCCTAGTCATCCTTGCTTCATTTACAGTATTGACCCTCCCCGACCTAGAGCACTTGTTCAGCCTGATGACTGGTTTCAGTCACCTTGGGGAGGCTTCTAGAGTCAATGACTAAAGAATGGGTCTTTCATTGTGGTTGGGAGCCTGGGAAGCTGCTTTTGGGTAATGTACTTTCTGAACAGCCATATACCTTTATAAATCAAGATTGTTGGAATCTAGGTGCGGGCTCACCAGCTATTCAAGATGCTGATGCAGGTGGGAATGTTCGCAGTGGCCGTTATGCTTGCGAGTGGCCTATTGCTGGGTTCGGTAAAGTAGCGTTTCAAAACCCTAATGCGGTGTTACCCAGAACTAAGAATTTTCTGTGGTACGTCCACGGCATCGATATGCGGGGATCAAGTGGTGGTGGTACGCCCCAGGGCGGTGATCGTTATATTCTTGCTCGCTACTGTGATAGGAATAGTGGCTCTTCTCTGCCAGGTACGTATTACTTTGGGTTAGAGATGGTCATTCAGGTTGTAGGGCCACCTAGACAAGTTAACTTTCGTATTGTCTATTTTAACAAGTCAACTGGAGCTTATGTAAATCCTACAGGCAGTACATCACCGAATTTTGTAGTGCCGACAGGTTGGTTATGGTTAGCTTTCCAGATTGACGTCACAAGTCAACAACATCGGTTATTTGTTAATGACGTTGGGGTAGGCTCAGGGCCTACAGCTTTTCCTGGCAGCATGGTTACAGAAGGCTATATCCTGCCAGATAATAGTTTCCAGGCAGGTAAAGGTGGGGATATCGGCCCTAGGATACACTATGACGATTGGGGTTCTTGTCAGGGAGATGATGCTATAAACGATCGGCCTACTGCTTCGACTAAGATGATTCTTTATCAGCCTAACTGTGATGTTGATGGATTTAGTGATTGGACTGGTGCAGGTGAAACTACACATGGGAAAAAATATGGCAACTGGGATGATGTGAATGATGATAACCCCGTTGACCCAGATTATAATGATCCTACGGCAGATGGGCAGAAGCAAGCAAGTAAGTTTGCTGATGAAGCTAGTGGGTTAGTCGAGGGAGCGCGCTTTCACTGGGATGATATCTATTCTGGCGTGACACCTGAAAATAAGCTAAGTGCTCGCTCAGATGCCGCAAGTTGGATAGAGCTTGCTAATCCGAGCAATGGGATCTGGAGGGCAGTGGGCCGAGAATGGCATGGACGTCAGATGAAAGTAAATCCAGAGGGCAACGGTTGGACAACAGCCCGATTTAATAGTTTAGAGGGAATGCTAGAGCAGATCCCAACAGGTGGTATAAATGTAGGAGAATTCTATGTTGTTGCTGTTGGTCAGAATCTTATTCGTCCAGCTAAGACTGTAACACCAGTACCTGCTTGTCCTGTAGGAGCTTTAATAATATCACCCTCTGGCATTGTGTCAGTTGAAACTTTCGGTACTTGTACTCTGTTGCCAGGCGCTGTAAGTATCTTACCTACAGGAATGGCTAGTGTGGAAGCTTTCGGTACTCCTCTATTAAATTATATCTTATCATTGTTAGGTATTACATCATCTGAATCTTTTGGAACAGCAATTATCCAGCCTGGCAATGTAAATATTATTCCAGCTGGGATTATTAGCAATGAAGTATTTGGTACTCACATTTTGCTACCAGGTACTGTAAGTCTCCTGCCTATAAGTATTATTAGCGAAGAGCTATTTGGAACCGCAGTTTTAGCCTTATATCTCAATCCGCCAAGTATCACTGCAGAAGAAGCATTCGGGACAGCTGTACTAACATCTATAGTCTATATCAGTCCTACGGCTATAAGCTCTGCAGAAGCTTTTGGTAATGCTACTATCATATTATATCTACTGCCAGCAGGGATTTCACCTGAGGAGCTTTTTGGCACACACCTGCTCAATCTTACTCTTCTGATATTGAGTATAACCTCAGAAGAAGCCTTTGGCTTATCAACACTTCACTTGATTCTATTCCCGACTGGGGTGGTAAGCTCTGAAGCATTTGGTACAGCAATTATTGTTCTTGGTCTATTTACTATCTTCCCAGATGCAATAGCTTCCCAAGAAATCTTTGGAGCAATACAGCTTGTTCCAGGCTCTGTTATTATCTCTAATGCTGGTAATATTGCAAGTCAGGAAACTGTTAGCAATCCCCAGTTAAATCTATTTCTTACGCCAACTGGTATACTCACAAATGAAGCTTTTGGTGTAGTAGTAGTTCTAGTTACTTTACCTATCATATCACCTGCAGGCATTTCAACTGCTGAGGCATTTGGAGTTATAGTTATCGTAGGTGGTGTGTTAACTGCTCTGCCTTTAGATATAACTGTAGTTTTATATCCTGGTATCTTGACGGTTGGTCTCGAAAGGGCTATTATAGATATAACTACGCATTTAGGTGTTGGTGATATAATTAAGCATTTCGGTTCTGTGGATATAGCTAAATACTCAGGTGTTGCAGAGATAACTAAGCATAAGCCTATTAGTATTATGGATATAACTAAATATTCAGGTATTATGGATGCCATAAGACAGTCTGGAAATACAGACATTGTTATGCACATAAGCACTATAGACATAACTAAGCATTGGAACGCTTTAGATATAACCAAACTCTCAGATGTTAGTGATATAGTGATAGAGATTAATTAATATGCTTACATGGTTTAAAGACGACAGGCTCCCCAAATTTCAATTCACAGTTAAAGATGAAGATGGAGTTGTTGTAAATTTATCTAATCCTGATGCCACGGCTGCTGTATGCCTAATACGAAAAGAAGATGCAGTAGCTGATGTGTTCTCAGGCGCAGGTACCAATGCTACGTTTATTGATAAAACAGTAGGCCGTGTAGATTATCTTATGCCTACTGGCGGTATTGATGCGATAGGTATCTACTCTGGCCAGCTTAAATTTACGTTTGCTGATGGCTCTCAGCATACTGAGCGTTTTCAGTTTGAGGTTAAAGCAAGGTTAGGCGCGTAATGCCTGTTAGCGAACGCCAGAGAAAACTTATGTGTGCTGTCTGTGGTGATAAAGTTAAGCTTAAGCCTGAACAGACTATACCTGATAAGCCTACTGCTTGTGAGATGTGTAGAGCTGAGATTAAGAAAGTTAATCGACCAACTCGTGCTTACTTAATTAAATTAGCAGAGTTATTAAAGACACATCTTCCGCCTTATGCTGTACGATTAGCAGTTAAACAAGCACGAAGTCATGCTGGAGGAAAGATGATGGGTCAGATTACTCGTGTTGCTCAACAAGGCCAGATAACTAAAAAGGTGCTATCAAGTCAAGAACGTAAACAACTACCAAGAACTGCCTTTGCCATACCAGAACGTAGGGCTTATCCAATACATGATGAAGCTCATGCTCGTAATGCTTTAAATCGTGTATCTCAGTTTGGTTCTGAGTCTGATAAAAAGCGTGTTATAGCAGCAGTAAGACGCCGTTATCCAAAAATAGATATTTCTAAAACTGAAGTTATCAAATCAACGGGAGATAAATTAGACAGAGATATTGTTGGCTACAGAGACGCATCTCTAGAAGAAAAACAGGGTGGGTTTACTTGTGTTACTTGTAACTTATTTCAGTTTGATGGGAATACAGGCTCTTGCTCAGTTGTCGAAGGCGATATTCAGTCAGATGATATTTGTGATCTATGGCGTCCTAGCGAATATTATACAGGCATAGTAACTCATATGATGAAGTCTCAGCCTGATATAGATGATATACATGTAGACGGCTTATTGAATATAGATGAACTCTGTAAGTTTGAATCTCCAGATGACTTAGAATAATGCTTCCAGTAAGACGATTTTATTTAGAACGCCATACTGATGAATCAGGTGTATCTGGTACTGGCAAGGTTGCTACTGGCTGTCAATTTCCGTCAGGTAAATGCTATCTTGAATGGCTTGTTTCTCCACGGTCAGCTACTATGCATGATAATATGGATGCAATGATGCAGGTTCATGGACATAATGGAGCGACAGAGTTAGTATGGATTGACCCCGCTCAAGAAATTATTAAAGGCGACTGGGAGAACAAACACATGCCGGAGAGAAACCGGACATATACAGCTATTTGGTCTGCTGTACGCTCTGGTAAGATTAAGCGTGGCAAGTGTCGTGTTTGTGGTGCTACTAAGACACAAGCACATCACTACGGTAACTATTCAGGTACTAAAGGTGTAGTGTGGCTTTGTGATAAGCATCACAGAGCAGCACATGTTAGACTTCGGAAGGCTCATAAAAATATCTCTAAGAATGAAGTTATAAAAAGTGATAATTCTAAACATATAGTATATATGATAGCAGCGAAGCCCAATGAACTCGATACGGATTCTCAGTGGTGGCTTCCAGAAGATATAGAGGTTCTAGCATGGAGGTTCTTGATAAATTATAGACTTCAGCAAGCTGATATATTTGAGGAACATACTCAGAAGCGACCTGATATATTTTTAGTTGAAAGTTATGTAGCTCCTACGTCTTTTATGATTACAGACTCAAAAGGTCAAGAACGTACTGTAACACAAGGAACATGGATAGTGGGATTTTGGATTCCAAGTGACGAAACATGGAATAAAGTTTTACAAGGTCAGATAAAGGGTGCTAGCCCGAGAGGCCCAGGTCAAATAGTATCTGGTGAACTACCGGCTAACTAGACTGATTCTTATATTTCTTATATATAGTAAATACCCGTTGTCTAGAAAGACTGATATCTTTTCGATTTCCTATACGTCCAAATGACCAACCATCATTTCTAAGTTGTACAATAAGTCTGTTGCGTTCTATCATCCAAGCTTCTTGGTGATCATTGTTGTGAAACTGTTGACATTTATCACAATCAGTAGTCATCTGTACAAACCTCAGCTCTCATATCCTATTATAGCGGCTTAAAAGGCCATCGTCAATAGGTAACTTACGTTAATTTAGACTAATCGGCTTTATGTCTCTTGACTTTCAATCAGATTTAAACGATGCTATAACTTAGGAACAACTCATATGGTAGATACTAATAACGTAATACAAGCTCTGCGAAGTAGGATTCGTATTCCTGGTCGTATCGAGAACGTCAATCCATTTGATCTAACCATTACAAGGATGCCTGCAAATAAGGAGGATATTCTAATGACTAAGACTGCAGAACCAGTGGTCTACGATTTCTCAAAGGCTACAGATGAAGCGAAGACTGCTTTAGCACTTTCTTATCAGGTAATTAAGTCAGCGCTTGATGTTATGCCTGACGAGATCAAGGATTTTTATGAGTCTGCCCAAAAAGAGCTAAACTTGGAAGCCATCATTAAATCAGCCCAAGATGCTGCTGATAAGGATAAGGATGGCGAGGATAGTGATAAGGACAATGACAATAAGGAGTCAGAAGCCCTAGTCGAGATTGTTAAGTCTGCACTTCCTGGTGTTTTTGAGACTGTCATTGCTAAGACTACAGAACCTCTCTTAGCTGAGATTAAGAAGTCTCAGGATCGTATCGATGAGCTAGAGTCTCAGCGGACTCGTGATGAGTTACGCCAGACTGCTCAAACACTTACTGCAGATGGTAGTCAGCCCTCAGATGGGTTTGTTACTCAACTTGCTCTTATTCAGAAGTCTATGACTCCTGAGCAGTTTAAGACATATCTTGAAGGACAGCGTTCTCAGATTGCGATGATTCAGAAGTCGCAGTTATTTGAGCGTCAGTCTAGTCCTATCGCTACAGCTCCAGGCTCAGCTTATGAGGAGCTGGAGGTCATTGCTAAGAGTATTCTCGAAAAGTCTGAGGTTAAGGACTTCAGTGCTGCTTGGGAATCTGCTATTCACCAGAATCCTAACCTTTATGCGCGATATCAGACTGAACAAGCTAAGGCTGTTTCTGTATAAACTAATATAGGTTATAAGTTATAAGTCTGGAGGATTAACAAATGCCAGGACAAGCAGGTGGAAATCTTATCACACTTCCTGCGTCTGCAGATCTAAGCGCATCACAGTTTTGTGCTGTAAAAGTAGACTCCAATGGTCAGGTTGCTTTAGCTCAAGGTAATGCAGCTATCCCTGACCAAATTATTGGCATTTTACAGAACAAGCCTGCTGCTGCAGGACGACCTGCTGTTATTCAAACCAATGGCGTTTCTAAGGCAAAGGCAGGTGGTGCCTTAGCAACGATTGGTGTTAAGGTATCTTCTACTGCAGCGGGCGAGTTAGTTGCAGCAGTTACCACTGATATTATTGTTGGTGTGCTTTTAACTGCCGCAGGTGCTGATAATGATATTGTAGATGTTGTTATTCAAATTGGTGAAGTTACAGTAATGTCATAATTGTTCTAACTATCTTAGTCTGATAGATATACAATTAAGTAAGTGAAGTGAGGTAGAGAAAAATGCCAGGATATCAGCCAGATGTCGGAGATGTCCATGTTGATGCGCTTTTAACCAATATCTCAATTGGTTATCGCAACAAGCGTTATATCGCACAAGATATCTTTCCTATTGTTCCAGTAGGAAAGCAGTCAGATATCATTCCACGATTTGACAAAGATAAGTGGTTTAGAGAGCAGATGAAGGTACGTGGCCCAGGAGCACCTGTTGCCACCTCTGGTTACACAGTTGATAATACTCTTAAATTCTTCTGTGACAACTTTGCTCTCGGTAAGGAAATTCCTGACGAGGTTCGACTAAATGCAGATCAACCTTATGACCTAGACCGTGATGCAACCATGTGGCTAACCGAGATGGTTCAGCTGCATTGGGAAAAGAAGTTTGCGGCTGATTTTTTTGCTACTGGCAAGTGGGGTACTGACTATGCAGAAATAGCAGCATGGGATAATTATGCATCTTCTGATCCTATCGTAGATATTCGTACTATGCGGGCTAATGTTCTTGCTAAGTCAGGCCAGCCGGCAAACTTACTTGTTACAAATAACAAGGTTATTGATGTTCTTCTTGATCACCCCATTCTAGTTGAGCGTGTTAAGTACACTGGCGGACAAGTTACTGAAGCTCTTATTGCTCAGCTTGCTAGATTAGAGAGAGTGCTGGTCGGTGATGCAATTGAGGCAACTGCACTAGAGGGTAATGCTACTCAGACTTATGCGGCTATGTGGGGTAAGCACGCTCTTGTGTGCTATGTTCCGCCTTCTCCTGGCCTATTTACGCCAACAGGCGGCTACACATTTGTATGGCGTCCTCTTGTCGGTGGTGGAGCAGCTCCGTGGTTTATACGTCGTATTCGTGATGACAAGCTTCGTAAGGATACTATCGAAGTTCACACTTACTATGACCAGAAGCAAGTTGATGCAGAGATGGGCCAGCTTGCTCTTAGCGTTATTAGCTAACAGATATATAACTAGGGGTTAGTTATGTCAAGAGGGTATGCTGTCTTTCACGAAATGCACTACGACTACCGCAATTTAGAACGTGGTGAGTATGTAGAGTTAGAATTCGGCATACAGAAGAATGATAAGTCCCTCTTAAATATTGGCTATATTAAAGAACATGATGGTGATAACTTAGAATCCTGCCTTAGATGTGGAAAGAAGTTTGTGGATAGCTTTTTTCTCAGGCATCACGAGGAGACCTGCCCAATGGTTGATATAGAAATTCCACAAGCGTCTGGGCAGGAATCTGAGCAAGAACCAGTTATAGTGACCTCTGGTGGACTTAGTATCGCAGAACGAGCTATGGCTGCTAGAGCTAACGAGAATGAGAGTTAATTATGGCTGCTGGAGCTGCACATCCAAGTGGACGATCTAAGGGGGCGCAAGCGGCAGATGGTGGTTTTATCTCTAAAAATGGCATAGCTACTATATGTGAAGAAGTCACAATTGCTGAAACTACAGGAGCTGGTACATATTCAGGTTCAGTTGATATACCAGCTGGTGCAACTATTCTTGATGTTAAAATTAGGAATACTGCTGCATGGACTGCTACTACATCAGCAACACTAATTGCTGGTGATACCGAAGACCCTAATGGTTTCTACGATGCTATTAACCTTAAGGCTACTGATCTTGTTGTTGGTGAAGAATTAAACTTTGAGAATTTAGGTGGTAAGCCTGGAGTTTATCTTGTTGCAGCTACTGGACATCGTGATGTATATCGACCATCAGCAACTAAAGTTACAGTAGAAGTAATTACAGTTGGCGCTGCAGGAAATGCAGGTCGTACTCGTATGTTAGTCATATATGCAGCACCTGCAGCTATTGTTCGTGCAGCGACTAAAGTTTAAAGAATAATAAGCGGCTATATGCCGCAAGTGGCAGTAATGCTGAACTAGCGGCTCGTGTTCTATGGGCCGCTAGTAGTTTAGAGAGAGAGATAGAATGCTTGATGAAACTGAGTCTCAGTCAGAGGAAGTACAGCCTGATGAGGGACAGCCTGAAGTAGAGGCACTTGAAGAAGCTGTCTGGGAACCTACGGGCGGTGGCTGGTACGAGAATTCTATAACAGGTGAGCGAGTTAGAGGTAAAAAGAATATTCCTTTTGGAACATTACTTACAACAAGTGCTTCTGAGTCTTCTGAAGAGACTCGTACTATGTGCAGCGTCTGTAACCGTGTTACACTACACATTAATAAGACTTGTCGAGTCTGCGGTGAGGTAAATGCCTAAAAAGCCAGAAGAGTCTAAATCAGTACCTGTAGGAATAGAAGCACATCACTGTTCACAGTGCAATCGTTCTAATGAGCATTTGCTGTTTGAACACCCTGACGGTTTTATAATGCAATGCTCTAGCTGTAGTTATCAATTTGTGGATGTACGAAATCAGGAATCAGAATCAGTTTCCAAAGTAGAAGTAGAGAGTGAGTCTGATGCCAACTAATCTTCTACATGGTAGTAAAGTAACAGTCTATGCTGGTGCGGCTCGAACGGCTACTCCTGCAGTAGCTGAATTTCTTGTTGCTGATCGTGCAATCCGTGGTATTATGATTGCAGTGAATGTTACAGCTAATGCTGCTACTCCTAGTGTTGTTCCCACACTGAAAATAAAGGTAGATGGTACATGGGTAACACTAAAGGCTTTTACAGCTATTACTAATATAACAGGCAATGGCTTATATCTCTATATTATTTACCCAGGTATTTCTGATTTAGGGCTCTCAGGTATCGTTATTGATGAGGTAGTCGCATATCCTATTCCCACTAATTTTGAATTCTCTATGGTTCATGCTGATACGGATTCTATTACTTATGCAGTTAATCTTGAGTGTTTAAGATAACATGGCTAACTTTGAGAAAGACTCAGGCGATATTCTCAGCATGGTCAGTATGCTTGAGAGGCATCTGATTCGTGATGGGTTTGATTCTACAAGTAAGCCTAGTATAGAACAAGTAGAAGAAGCACTTGAGACAACTGAGCAAGAAATCTTTATATGGCTTGCTGCTGAAGGATACTCAACAGATATAGCTGATTACTCAGCTTTAGCAAAGCAATTTATCTCTTGGTATGTATCATTAGGAGTAGCATATAGATTGGAATTGTCTCAACCTGGAATTCAATCTAGTGCTCGTGGTAATAGTAGGTGGAGTGTTCTTTATCAACAGTACACTAGCCTAAAAGATATAATAGCAGGAGCAGCACTTACTCGTTTAGGTGTTATACAAACTGTGGCTGCTCGTTCTATTTTGACAGGTGTGAGTATAGCTGATAAAGCTACATTAACTGAAGATTCAGATGCTGTCCAACCTCAATTCACCCGCGAGTTAATGCGTAATCCTAATCGAGCTGGCTCAACGAATACTCCAACAATATAGTAATGGCTGCAGCATTTAAAGAGGTTCTGGACGCTCTGTATGATCTATTAGATGCACAAACAGCATTTAAATCTAAGGTGGGTAAAAATGACTTTTCTAAAATATATGATACGGGTGATAGTTGTCTTATTCTGCGCCCTAGTAGTTTTACCTCTACAGATGATGCCTTCGGTGGTGTCTACGCTGTAGTATGGGATATCATCGTAGAGATATATGAACCGTACAGATCAAACATTGGTGATGTATTAGCAAGTCTTATAGATAACAGAGATATTATTATAGACTTAATTCAACAAAAGATGTATTTAGGTAAAGGCCAGGGAAACTCTATTAAGATACAGGCAGCAAATGTCGTACAAGGTGGTGAACTAACAGCTATTCTTGCTGATGATGGCGAAATGATCACTCACTTAATGTTGTCTGTGTTGATTAGAGTAGATCAATTAAGAACTGTAGTATTAGAGACATAAGATGACTATAGAAGTTCAAATATCTCTTACAGGCTTTGACAATGCTATGCGCCGTCTGCGCTTACTAGATAGACCAGAACGCTTAGTTCGTGGAGCTAAATTCTTTGCTCGTAAACGATTTGAAGATACGGGTGTTGAGCTTATTAGAAAGAATGCTCCCTGGGATACAGGAGAATTAGCAAACAGTGCAAGGTTAACAGTTTTTGAAACGCCAGATAGTATAGAAGGTTCACTAGTTCTAGATGTTAAACATGCTAGATGGGTTGTTCGTGGTACTGGCATATATGGGCCTCAGCAGCAACCTATTGTACCTACTCAAAGAAAGTTTATGGTTTTCTATTCTACTAAATTAGGCGGGGTTATACGTGCCAGGAGTGTTAAAGGGCAACGTCCTAATCCATTCTTGAAGAATGTAATGAGTATTCTTAGACAGAGACTAATGACTACACTTCCTATTGATATTCGTAAAGATATAGAAATTGCAGTGAAAGAGGGTGCCTAATGGCGTCTCCAAGAATTGCAGGCAAAAATGCAAGGTTATATGTAGCTGATGTTCCATTATATCTTGATGCATTTGAGGCTGAAGACCAGATAGAGTTAAACCTTGAAGATGGTACACCATTTGGTGCTGACTGGCGTGAGATGACTCTTATTGATGGACAGATATCTTTTGCTGTTAATGCATTCATGGATACTAAACGACCTCCTGATTTTACTGCTGATTATGTAACTGATAGGGCTTATTGGGATACTGCAATAGATGGTTCAAATAATATTAAGGCTAATCCTAATGTTCCTGTGATATTTGTGCCTGGAGCTGCTGCTGCTAGAGGAGATCCCGCTAAATTCTTAAATTCTATTCTTGGTTCTCTTGCTATAAATACTCCGAGGTCTGGTCTAGGTAAATTACGAGGTAGGTTTGCAGCATCAGGTCAATATGGTAATGGCTTTATTATCGCACAAGTAGAACAGTCATTCCCTACTGGTGTGACTCTAATACCAGCATCAGGCGGTACTGATATAAAGGTTGCTGGTACAACAGGAGTAATGGCTGCTATATGTGTATATAAGAAATCAGCTGGAGCCACGTTTACTATCAAAGTACAGGATTCAACTACATCAGGTGGAGCATATGGAGATGCAATAACGTTTGATGCAATTACTGCTGTTGCAGCGCAGTTTAAGAGAGACTTATCAGATGCGGGTAAACAATTCCACCGTGTCTCTGTAAATAATGCTGGTTCGGCTGAAACACTTGGTTTAATCATTGTTTCGACTAATATATAGCTAGGAGGTAATATAAGAAATGGCTAGTACACGTATTGTTGGTAAGGATGCAGTTTTCAAGGTTGCTGCTGATACAGGTGCAGTTGTAGATATCTCAGCAGATGGTAATGAGATAACTTTAAATCTAGAACTTAACAATGAGGATGGTACTGGCTTTGGTGTAAGCTGGAGAGAGTTTACACTAATCGATGGTACATTCTCTATTGATTATGCTTCTTGGTATGCCACGGGTACTGGTGTCATTGATGAAGTTCTAATGGGTGGGCCTACTATGGCTACACTGTTTGCTAAGAGACTATTTGAATTTCATCCTAATGGTGTAGGGCCATCTGCTACTAAGCCTAAATATTCTGGCTCTGTTTTCTTGGCATCTGCTCCCATCTCTGCGAATCGTAGTGGTATTACTACTATGCGAGCGCGCTTCAGCGGCGCGTCACAACTTGCAAGGGCGGTGGCCTAACATGACTCAGGAACCAGCTGAATATTTAGAAACAGAAGATACTGTATCTATGACTATAGATGGTATAGCATATATTCTTGCACGAGAGATAACTGGTGAGCAATATTTGATCCTGCAGCAGAAATCCATTAAATCTGCTAATGGCGTACCTACTGAGTTTCAATCAGATGATAGACCATCCATTACAATAGATAGCGATCAGTATAACCACTGGAATCTTATTCTCAGATTAATAGAACCTGATTTAACACCTGAGCAAGTTAAAGCTTTAAAACGCAAGATATATCATCCTTTGGCTCTTCTTGCAGCTCGATTAGATGCTGAGGAAGCGAGAAGCATTAGTGATTTTTTAGTCGCCAACTCACAATGCTTCCGAATGTCGGGATCGACCTTGGAACCCTTCTTAGACTCCCTTCAGGTTACATCAGAAGCCTCGGAAGAATAGCAGCTCAACGCATTTCTGATGATTTATTCAGACAGTCTCTTAATGAGGCTGATTCTGATGTAGTTTCACGTTCTTGGGGTGGGTAATTCTTAATTCTCAGGATTTAAAGGCTCTTTAAGATTTAAGATTTAGGATAGTTAAATGGTTCAATCAGCTGGTGGTGGTAATTTAGAGCAGGTTCAGATTAATCTGATTATTAATACTATTGCTCAAATGCAGCAGCTGCGTCTATTTACTACTGAATTAGAACGCTTGGGTGAACGTGTCCAACAGAGAAATCCTCTAGGTCAATTTACAAAAACTACTCAAGAACAATTTAGCGAATTACAACGTTCAGGTCGTGACTTAAGCCAGACTTTGCAAGAAGGATTTGGCCCTCGATTTATTTCCAGTACAGGCCAAGCTAACTCAGCTCTTATCCGTATTGGTAGCACATTCGGGGTCTTTAGTGCTAAAGCACAGGCTGCTGGCCAGATTAGTAGTGCTCAAGCTGCTAACTTTCAACAATTATCAGGTCAAATAACTGGCATAGGTGTATCAGGTCAGGCTTCAGCAGCAACACTTCAAGCTTTAGTAAGTAGACTCAGCCAGATATCAGCAACGAGCATGGTTGGTCGTTCTGCGATTAATGCCCTAAATGCTGAATTGATGGGATTACAACAACAGATTCAGCGTGTTGGGATAGAGCGTAATCTAACTCAACCTCTTACTGGCGCTGCAGCTGCAGGCCAAGGCTTATTACTAAGCTTCTCTATTTCTCAAGCTATAGCTGGTAGACTATCAGCTGCGTTGTTTGGTCTTGGTTTTGCATTAATTTTCACTAAGACTGGCTTCTTAAATCTCACTACAGTTGCAGTAGCTCTTGCTGCATCTCTGGGCACATTAGTATTAGATAAATACGCAGGTAGTCTTTTCAAGAGTACATCAGAATCTGAGCGTCTTGCTGACAGTCTAACTAAAGCAAATGAGAGATTAGAAGAATTTAGAAATAAGTTAACAGCAGCTCAGGCTTTAGCTGATTTAGGTATATCTGATCCATTAGAGTTGTTAGGAGAAAGAGATGTAGGAGATTTAGGGAATAAAACTCTAAAGGAAATTCGCGCGACTATAACTGCTAATGTAGTTGAAATAAGAGAATATAATAGAGGCATAATCGAATTAGCTCGTTCAGGAGAAGACATATCTCTGGTTTTTAGAAAAGAAGCTGAGGAGTTAAGAGAACTACAAGCAGAACTAAATAAGTCAGCTTCTTTTACGGATAATTTTAAAACAGCATTAAAGGGTGTTATAGGATTAAAGTCACCATTTAAGTTTGAAAAACCTTCTACAGATGTTTTTGAGGACTTTGTTTCTCGTATCGATGGTCTAATGGCAGAAGCTCGTATTGCTTATGAAGATGAAGTAGCTAACATCACTAGAGAATTTGAACAGGCTGATCAATTAAAGATAAAGCTAAAGCCAATTAAGATAGAGCGTCAGAGACTAGAGACTACTTTTGACATCCAGACTGATGTAATTCAAAGAGAAGTAGAGCGACAAGCTAATATAGTTCGTGAAGTAACAGAAGGTCAAGTTGATGCTCGTCGTCGTGCATTAGAGACTGAAACAGATATTATTCGTCAAAGTTATGATGATCAGACAGACACTATTCGTCAAAGATTAGAAGATCAGCTTAGTGCTTTAAGAGATGCTGATGATAAGCGTATTGATGTTATCCGTGATGCTCTAAATGAAGAGATAGAACTATTACGTGATCAATCTGAAATACGCATTGATACTATTAGTAAGAATGCTGAAGCTGAAATAGATGTTAATAAAGATCGTATTTCTAAGATTCGAGAACAGGAGCGTGAATTAACAAAAGTCTTATCTGATTTACGAAGTAAGCGTGAGGAAGTCCGTGCAGATATTATCGGCCAGGAGGCGATGCTTGCTGCTATAGAGCGAGATGCTAGAGCATCTGGTGTTATGGCTCTTGAAGAGCAAACATTAATCCGTGCTCGTATAGAAGGCCTTCAGGCTGAGGATAATGCACTTTCTAATACTATAGCTGGACGTGAACAGGCTCTAAATGCAATTCAAAACCAGATTAATTCTATAGAAAACCTAATTAACAAAATAGAAGAAGCAAGGGATCAGGCTATTAAGGCTGCCCGTGATGAAGCTGAGGCTCGCCAGAAGGTAGTACAAAATGCAGCGGATAACGAAATTAAAGCAATACGTGATGTTGCAAATCAGCGAGAAAGGGATGCTCGAAGAGCTGCTGATACTCAGGTAGAACAAGTAAATCGTGCTCGTGATGCTACTATACGAGCTGCACAAGATTCTGCAAACGCTGACATTAAAGCGATACAGCAAGTTGGAAGTGCTCGTATTACCGCTGTGCGTAATTCTGGTCAAGTAATAGAGGGTATATTACGTAAACAGCAAGATATTCAGGGTGTAATTCTTGATCAACAAGAAGAGGAAATACGTAGAGCTGATAGATTAGCACAAGCAATTGACCCAATTGTGAGGGCTTATAGAGAGTTACTAAAGATTCGGGTTGTTACTTCTATTATACTTGGAATACCATTACCATCTCTTCCGTCTACTATTACAGATGTTCCTGGTACGTCATTTCTCCCAAGGTTACCTAGTCGTCAGCTGGGCGGTATAGTTCCTGGGCCTATAGGACAACCTAGACTTATTAAGGCTCATGGTGGGGAAGAGATACGTCGTCCTGATCAGCAGAATCTTTTGCCTGCAGGTAGTGTCTCAATTATTATTGAAAATCTAAATGTTAATGACCCATCTGATCTTGACCGATTTGAGCGAGTTATTAATAATGCTATTGGTCGTAAAACTAAGCTAGCTATCCGTTCTAAGAAACATATGTCGAGGTAAAATGACTGCTGTACTTAAAATTCAATCTGGGAATACTACTAATACTGATATAGTTGACTTTATCACATCAGGTACGACTTATGTTCTGCTTGAGAATGGTGTTTCTATACCAATACCATCAGTAAAGCGTGCTATGTCTGCCAGTTCTGGCTTCAGAGGCGAACGTATACTAAGTAAACATTACTCTAACAGAGAAATAGAGATAAACTTTGATATTAGGGCCAATAGTCACGACCAGCTACTAGAATCAGTTAGGAAAATACAAAGGCTCATAGATAGAGCTATTGAGAATACTCGAACTGGGCATGGCGAAAAGATATATTTAGAGTATAAACTGAACAATGCTACAAGCTCAGTGTATTTTGATATCCTTGATGGTTCTCTTGCAATTGGTGATACTGCAGATGTTACTGTACATAGAGATAATAAGTTACGTGGTAACAAGCTAACTCTGATATGTGAGCCTTTTGCTCGTGGGGCTACGGCTCCTGTCAAACTAAGAAATCTGTTAGTGAATCCAGGTTTTGACTGGAATCCAGGTGAGTCAGCTCTGGATTCCAGTGGTCGTTATTTTATAACAATAGATGACAATACTAAGTATCTGAGCCATGCAACGGCGAGTAACTTTAAGCCAACAGGTACTGCTCCTAACTTTTTAACTTGTGGTTGGTGGATTAAGCGCGGTGCTACAGGTGGCGCAGGCGATGATGTCATAGCTATATGTGGTGATACAACTCCAGCCTGGAAGTTATGGATAGATGCAACTCATGCTCTTCGTTTCTCCTGGTGGGATACTGGTAGTACTGAGCATAATATAACAGGCTCAGGCGCTTTAGTATTAGGAAGTGGCCCTCATTTGGTAAGTGTCTGTATGTACAGCACGAATGGTACTGATATTGTTGCTATACTGGTAGTTAATGGTAAAGTTGTAGGCTCTGATCGTGTTGCTAGTCCATTAGCGATGAGAACACCTTCTGGTGCTTACAAGGTTGGTCAGCAAAACTCAACTAACTGGTTCGAAGGTAATATTTATAGTGGTTTTGTGCTAGTAAATATGGCTGTCCTACCATTTCAACTCACTGATATTTTTCTGTACGGACTAGATCATTTTACAGGCAATGGGCCATTTGGAGAGGCATATTGGGCACTTGATTCTGCTTATCTCAAGGGTCTATGGATGATTGATCCGGCAGATGATGTGCTTGACCAATCTGGCAATGGCAATACTTTAATAGTTAATGGCTCGCCCGCTAGAACTTGGACAGAACGTAAGCCTAAAGGTTGGACGTTAGGAGCTGCTTTTCAAGCATCAATTTCATCTGGTCTAGTGTCAGTAGGCAGCAAGCATGGAGCGTATAGTATTTACTTTTGGGAGGCTACCGGCACAGCTACTATGACAGTGGAACAAACTGTTAATGTGCCAGTAGGAACTACTGAGTTAACTTTAGTTGTATGGCTTAAAAGAGTCCTGTTTGCAGGATGGGCGTCAAAGATAGAGATAGAATGGGAAGGCTCCACTGATACTATTGAACTGACTGGAGCCGCAGCCTGGCATCAATATTATAAAACCAAGGAATCTGGGATTGGTACTTCAACGACTGTTAAGTTTAAATACACGATTGCGGCTTCTACTAGTATCCAAATAGATTCTATAATGATATTACCAGGCAAACCATTCGGGTCAGCTCTGACCTGGACAGAGAAAACTGCGCCTTATCTACCTTATATTGGCTCGTCAAGGATGCGTAATACTTTTGATCTCACAGGTACTGATATCAGAGTTCCAGTTCTTGAAGTAGCTGAGATACCTGGAGATATAGATGCCTCTTGCCGAGTTATTTTAGAAAACTCAGGTGCTGGGGTTAATTTAGGGCCAATACGAATAGGTTTCACAGGTGCAATATCTCAACCCTGGGCATCCAGATTTGAATGGCGCTTGAATTCGTTCGTGCCATTATGGGATAATGATACAGATATAGTAGCCATAGGTTCTGATCCTGTTGTGCGTTCTAGGGCTGAGACAATTCTTAAGGACAGAATTGCTATTCCATTAGGCAGATTATTCCCAGTGCCACATATACAATCAGGTTCTTATAAAGCTTTTATTTGCGTCCAAAGTGAACTAGATATGATATCACTCCTAAGACTGCAATCTCAGATGGCTAAGATACCCCTAACGTTTGATCCTATTAAAGATATCAATGCTGCCTCCAGCACATTACATTTAGTAGATGGTGGTATTCTAACATGGCCTCCCGATATAGGCGTTAGTTTAGCTCGAACTGGCTTTTTTACATCTGTACCTAGAAATGCTAAGAGTGCTCAGTATACGCCAAAATTACTAGTTTCTAACATAGCAGATGTTGAGATTGCAGCTCCTAATATTAGTTATGAATGGCTTATACTTATTCCTGTAGATGGGGGATTTGCGATAGCCCAGCCTGCTAATGCTAATCCTGAAAGTGCCTTATTGCCTAACGAAAGATTAGTTATTGATACTATAGATGAAGAGTCAACTCATGTAGGCTATCTATCTAAGAGAACGACTTATAATATTACGAAATATAATGAATTACTGTCTACGGAAAGTTCTGACTTACCTATTTTTTCATCTGGCTTCTATCTACCTACTGGTGTAACAGGTGAAAGTATGTTCGTTGCTCATGTATCTACTCCAGGCAGTTCAGATGAGCCTTTCGGTTCCTTCATCCCTACTACGACATTTGATATGTGGCTAGAGTATATGCCTAGATATCTCTATGTCTAGTTTAATTATTGTTCTAACTAACAAAGCTAACAGGAGTAAACAGATTACTCCTGTAATAGAAGATATTACTCGCAAGGTATCTAATGTTAGATTTGGCTCGTCTCTTGGGACTGGTTTCTCAGCCTGTGAACTTGATATTGCTATGCCATTTACTAAAACTAGAGAGTGGTATGAGCGATATTTGTTTTACGGTATTAACATTTATGAGGCTGATGAACCAGTATGGGAAGGCCGTATTGAAGCTATAAGGATAACTGATGAGGGTATAAGTCTTACCTGTAATGGTTATTGGTCAAATCTAGCTGATCAAAGACTGTATTCTTTCTGGGCTGATAACCGGATGGATGCGTGGAAAACTCCCATAGAAGGTGCGGGTAACATTTCTGATGAAATTGGGCTTACTAATCTGATCAATCGTAGGGGCTGGATTTCAGTTGAGCGTGCCCTATGGGGATTTGGTCATAAAAGAGGTCTGGATTATGCTGAAGGCGAAAGGGTGGCAATCTACTATAGACTTCCACGTGTAGATAATCTATCAGATAAAAGGATTTTTCAGCCTAATACTATTCACTCTATACAATATCAATGGGATAGAAGTTCACCCATACCATCAGGGTTTACACATAGAATTTGGACAGCTCCATATGATAAAAGTACATCATGGACTGAGAAGGACGCGACTAGTCCTGTTCTTGATTCTCCTGGTGTAAAAACTGTCAATTTGGCTGCTAATGGTGATGTAGTACAGGCAGTCGCATTCGGGTATCAAATAGTCTCCCCTGGTATTACAGACTATCCAAATGATGATGGACATGAGCGTATGATATTCACTAATGTTACTATATGGGCAGAAAGAGATGCAGCTCGTGGTCAAGCCAATGAGAATACAGCCCGTAAGATTATTACAGACTTGCTATTAGGCAATAGTAATGTCAGTGTTGATTCAAAAGGAAATCAGATATCGGATGACGCGCTAGATATCCAAGATAACGATGTAGAAGTTATTCCTGCTGTTTTTGCAGATGAATCATTACATGATATCATAAATAAACTAGTGGGTTATGGTATTGGTGTAGAGACTAACCTGGTTAATAATCCAAGTCTAGAAATAGACACAGCAGGCTGGACAGACGAAGCTGGTGGTGCCATAACTCGTGATACTACTACGGCTATAAAAGGTTCAGCCTCAGCAAAAGTTGCTATAGCTAATGCTGCTGGTGAAGGCTTTATTATTAAGAGGCGAGACACTACACGCATTCCAGTTACAGGAGATAGACATTATACTTTTTCATGCTGGGCCAAGTTGGACGCTGGCATTGCTAAAGCTTTCTTGGTGACTATGCGTTGGTATACAAGTGGTGATGTAGAAATAAGTGCATCATCAACGATTGCAGCAATCCAGACTGGCACTGTCTTTGGTAGAGATGTAAAGCTTATTAATTCAAAGTCACCATCGAATGCAGCTAAAGTACAACTTGAATTAGTAACACAATCAGCAGGTGGAGCATATAATTTATGGGCAGATGGTGTTATGTTTCAAGAGTCTGAGAGACTAGAGCCCTACATAGATGGGAATGAAATAGAAGGAATCTGGTCTGGCGACGCACATAAGTCAACATCGTTAAAACTACTACCTGCTAATTATGGTGTATTTGGACGCAGGCGATTACATATAAAGCCACGAGATAGAGAGAACATAAGATGGGTTATTCCTCTATCAGCTATAACAGATAATGGTTTAAGCTTAGAGCGTACAGTAGAAGAATTCTGGGTTCGTGTCTGGAGTAGATTTAACGAGTCCTTTACAGGCTTACCGTCTTATACCGATGTAGCTCAGAACATACTTAATCAACAATTAATCTCTGATGAACGTGACAGAACTTATGATGTAGGCTCAGCTCTTACTGAGTTTGCTGAAGCAATTAGCCGTATAGCTTTAACTGATTTCAGTATAACAAGACAAAGGGCTGAAATAGAAGTAAAAACCTATATTTTGAATATATTTGGAGTGCGAGAGCCTTTATGGCGTATCAGAGCAGGAGACTTAATGATAGTACCAGATCTGATTCCATTAGTAGTATATGGTCATAAAGACATAAATAAGAATGACAAATACAACAGATTAGATAATGGGACTGTCTTTGTTGTCCGTGAAGTAGAATATGATAGTGAGAGTGACTCTGCTACTATATTACCTGACCTAGTATCACAAGGTCTAGAATCTATTCTGGCACAAGCGACGCTATTGCCATCTCTGTCACCTAGGACTTCAACACCATCACCGATACCCTCTGGATCAGGTGGACTCAGTGGAGCTGGAGCCACATTTTAACTCTGATGAGTATTGATGACAGCCTTCACCAAAAAACACATACTGAGATTGAGATTCGTCTTAAAGCTATTGAGGGTGATATTAAGCTTGCTAAAATCGCTCTCCAGGTTGCGCGTTGGGCAGTTGGCATTGGTATTGCTACTGCTATTATTATCATAGTGGAGCGGTTATTTCAATGAGTGGTAATATCATTCTTGATATTGGAAGTCTATCCTTATTGTTCCTAGTTGGACTGACGCTTCGTGTCGTAGCAGGTATAAATGGTTGCAAGTCTCACGGACAAGAAGCGTTAGTTGTCTCTGTTGGTGTTCTAATGACTATTCTACTTATACGTATATTTAGAGATAATCTTAATCTTATCTCTAGTGAACAGGCAACTAAGATAGCTAGTATCGTTTACTTAACAGGAGTGATTATTCTAAGCCAACTTATATATATTCTTCATAAGGTAAATCATGTATCTAATCATTCTGATTAATAGCCTTATCAAATTTATATGGTTCGCCTAGACCTTCTATTACTTTTTCGGCAGAAGATAAATCAAATTGAAATTTGATATTTTCTTGTTCACAATCTTCAAAGAATTCTTGTGTTAAAATGTATACAGCGCGTAGATATTCTCTGATACCTTGGGCTTTAGCTTTAACAGTCCAAGAGTGTCTATATTGTGGCATAGCTCGCACAAGCCATTCATGTATATCAGATAAAGAGTCAAGCATAGCTATTTCAGGACTACGAGCAGTCCGTACCGTGTTTAATAAAAATCTAGAGTATCCTCTGTGTTTAATGCTTAACCTTCGGTCTGATTTTGGTTTCATTTCAATCTCTGTATTACTTGACACAACTGCTCATTACGTGTATTATACCACATGTACACATCTTTATAAAGGCTCACCGTCTACTCGACATAATCCTCCTGCACTTTTTCTTGCTGGCCTCATGCCTAAAACCTACTATCGCAAACTGCTTCGTATTGGCTCTAAGTATAAGAGTCTTGCTGTCTCTATTCCTAAAGAGATTCTAAATGAGGCTTTGTCTGAAGAAGTCTTACATACTATAGTTTCTATTAAGCTAAATAATAGTTCTCCTGATACCGTGGACGTTACAGCACATCACACTTATAAGGAGAATTAAATTGGCATTCAGACCTTTCTCTGTTGTTGACTACCTGGCTCTTAAATTTCCTCATAATGATATTATAGAAAAGGGAATTCTAACAACACAGAGCCGCATGATTATAGGTGGTCATCCAGGGATAGGAAAATCTATATTAGCGACACAGCTAGGTATAGAAGTATCTCGTGGTGACTTAGTTACAGATAAATTTAAGAGTGTTAAAAAGCGTGTGTTATATGTTCAAGAGGAAATTGGCCCACGAAGTTATCAACAACGTTTAGAGCAAGTTAGTAACTATTATAAGACTATAGATTCATTCTTTATTGTTAGCTCTGCAGGATTTTCATTTGATGATCCTGCATTGGTACTTCAACTTAAGCAATATATACAAGCTTTGAAAATTGAGATATTGATTCTAGACCCGCTATATAAGATTCATGGTAGAAGAGAGAATGATGCTACTGAGTTAGCACAGTTAGCACAGTTAGTTGATAGGCTAATAGTTGAGCTAGATATTGCAGTTATTCTAGTACACCATCTACGTAAACCTTTTACTACTAATAAAGGTGAGACGTTAGCAATGAGTATGATGGATTTCAGAGGTTCAACAGTAATACCAGCATGGGCTGACACAATGCTTATGCTTGAAGCAACTGACGAAGAAGATAAAGTTCGCTTAGATTTTGTAAAGACTAGAAATGCTCCTGAGTATATCCAGTCTATATATCTAAGACTTGATAGACAAAATATGCGGTTTGCGTTAATAAGAGGAGATGGCTCTAGTCTCTTATCTATAGATGATGATATTATAGAAATGCTTAAAACTGGAGGCTCTATATCAGAAGGTCATATTCTCAGTGGTATTAAGAATCTTCATATGAATGTAAAGCTGAACATAGCACATATTAGAGATTCACTGAATAATTTAGTTATGTCGGGTAAACTGGAGCGTCAGCAAGGCATGGTTTGGATTAAACCTGATATAGTTTCTAGTGGTTCTGATTGGGAGCTGGACAACTCAAGTGAGGATTAGGAAGTGCCACCATTAAATATACCAATTTACTGTCATAAATGCTCACTAAGGTTTAATTCTGTAGTAAGAGCATGAAAAGTCTATTTGAGCCAAGCAAACACTATGCTAACACTTTGCTAGATATGAAAATGGCGAGCGTCAAAGCGAGGATACCTATCCTATGGGTTGGCTTTGAAACCCCCGTGAATTTGGATGCTAACACGCGGTCGGCGCTTGAGTGGCACCCTTGAAACCGCACCGGATGGTCAAACGACCAAGAGCCCATGTAAACATGACGAATCGGATTAGATCTGTACGACAGGCGCAAACTAAAAAACTGAAACAAGCTGATGTTGCAAATAAGCTCTCAAACATAGTAGGCTTTCCTGTGTCACGGTCTACATATGCTTCTGTAGAATCAGGAACAGTTATGCCACATAAGATAATCTTAGATGGATTGACTAAGATATTTAACTGTAGAGATACAGACTTATTTGCTGGTGTTTATTTAGATATGATTCAGCTTGAAAGTTCTTGGAGCTACGATGACTCAAACGAAGACTTGTAGACATTGCTTAAAACCTATGCCTATATTAAGTATACTAACAACAAGTAATCAAATTATTACAGTTAGAGGATATTGTCCTTCTTGTAAAAGAGCTGGAGGCTAACAGTGGCAACACTACCACATCCTATACCAGAATTAACTCAAGTAGGACGAGAGATATTTGACAGACGTTATCAATGGCAAGATGAAACACCATCTGGAATGCTGGAGCGTGTAGCAAAGCATATAGCATTAGCTGAGGAACCTGATAAGCGCCCAGAGTATAAAGAACGTTTCTATGAGCTGATGTCATCACTCAGATTCTTACCGAATAGTCCCACGTTGTTTAATGCTGGTACGGGACAGGGATTATTGAGTGCCTGTTTTACGTTTTATGTGGATGACAGTTTAGTGTCTATAATGGAGTGTCATAGGCTTGCTGGCTTGGTTATGAAATATGGTGGTGGTGTAGGTTATGGTCTTAGTCGTGTTAGGCCAGCAGGTGAACAGATTAAGACTGTTCAAGGTAAAGCTTGCGGGCCTGTTAATCTATTACCTTATTATAATAGCATAGCTAATCTTATAACTCAGGGTGGGAAGCGTTCAGGTGCCCAGATGGGCATACTATCTATAGATCATCCTGATATTAGAGATTTTATACACTTCAAAGATAAGAATCCAGATAGCCTACACACATTCAATATCTCAGTCTCAGTGACTAATGAGTTTATGCGCCGATATAAGACTGGTAATAAAGAGGCTACAGAGTTATTTAGAGAGATTGCTGAGTCAGCATGGACAACGGGCGATCCAGGTGTTTGGTTTGTAGATACTATAAATGCGACTAATCCGACACCGTGGTTAGGAAAATTGGAGAGTTGCAATCCTTGCGGAGAGGTACAGCTTTATCATGCTGAGGCATGTAACCTAGGTAGTCTTAATTTAGGAAAATACATTATTGATTATGGATCAGAGCCTATCATATTGTGGGATAAGCTAAAGTCTGATATTAGACTAGCTGTTAGATTACTAGACAATGTAATAGATGTAAATGATTTTCCTGATCCTATAATTACTGAAGCTGTTAATAAGACACGTAAGATAGGATTAGGTGTTATGGGATGGGCTGACTTACTTGCTTTGTCCGACATTCCATATGACTCAGATGCAGCTGTTATGCTTGCTGATGAGATTATGGAATTTATCTCTAAAGAGGCTGACAGAGCAAGTTACGAGCTAGGTCAAGAGCGAGGTATCGCACCAGCATATGAGCATCCAAATGCTCCAGCTCAGTTAGGATTTGCAGCTAGAAATACTACTAGGACTTGCATTGCACCAACAGGCTCTATATCGCAACTTGCTGGTTGTTCTTCAGGAATAGAGCCACATTATGAGTTAGAATATACCAGAATCATGATGGATAGAGGCCAACCAGTTGAGCTTCATGTTAAAGAGCCTGTTCTAGATATTCTGCAAGAGTACGGTATAAATCTACCTAAAACGGCACACGAAATTGCACCCGAATGGCATATAAATCATCAAGCAGCATTCCAACAGCATACTAATTTATCCGTTTCCAAGACGATAAATCTACCTGAAACTGCCACAGTTAATGATGTTGAGACTAGCCTTGTTCGCCTTTGGGAGACTGGGTGTAATGGCGGGACGATTTATCGTGATAAGAGCCGTGATACCCAAGTCTTAGGTGAGAATCGTGGCAAAGTAGAAGATAGACAGAATGAGCGTCGTAGATTGCCTGATGAAAGACAGTCTATAACACATAAATTTAAAGTGGCTGACCAAGAAGGCTATCTTACTATTGGATTATACGAAGATGGTAGTCCTGGCGAGGTCTTTATTAAGATAGCTAAAGAAGGTTCGACTGTTGCAGGCACTTATGATGTAACAGGTATCTTAATGTCTTTGGCTCTTCAATATGGTGTTCCTTTAGAAAGTATTGTTAGTAAACTTACTAATATGCGATTTGAGCCAGCCGGTCTAACAGGTAATCCTGCTATTCCTTACGCGATGTCTATACCGGATTATATATCTAGATATCTACATAATAAATTTAGTAATGGGAATGAATTGTCTAATGTAACAGGTTTGTTTTGTTCTGATTGTCAGAGTGAGTTAATTGCTCAAGAAGGTTGTTTAAAATGTTCAAGTCCTGTATGTGGATACGTGAGATGCGGTTAGCTATTTGCTCAGTCGAAATCTGTACTAGGCCAGTCGTTTTAACTGGACAGAATATAAGATTCACGAAGACTGGTATGTGAGATGTGGCTAAACCTAAATCAGACACCGTACAAGAACAAGAATTAAAGACTTTGACGAAACAGGTAATAGATTTACAAGATAGAACAGCTAAGTGGTATGGTGTGTTTTGTGCAGAGACTAATGGATTTCTTATTGAGATAAACAGATTAATTAGACAAGTTAATAAGAAGGTTTAATTCTTCTATGCAGGACAGAAGAAAGGAATAGGCTAGATACTTCGTGGTGGATACTAAGATGAGTAAGGTCTGTTTGGATATGTTGCCGCACCCCCGATAACATATATATATCTGTCCTGCATAGAGTGATTAAGCTATGAAAATAGACTGGCATGATGATAGTCTTTTTCTACCTATAGATATTTGGCAATTGTTATTAGATTGGCTTAGGAAAGGAACAGTAGAATTTCCTATTCGCTGTGCTGAGTGTGGAAGTAAGACAAAAGGTAACAGAATTATAGGCTACAGGATGGGATGCAATCACTAATGGCTGATTGGATTAATCCAGATGGTAAAGTTAAACTCTTGCATGGTGACTGTATGATTAGAATGCAAGAGATACCATCTAATTCTGTAGATGCTATAGTTACCGATCCTCCTTATGGCCTTTGTTTTATGAACAGAGAATGGGATGATATCAGTAAGATTAAACTGTTTCATCACAAATGGGCAATTGAAGCTCTTAGAGTCTTAAAACCTGGAGGACATTTATTATCTTGCAGTGGTACTAGGACATATCATCGAATGGTCTGTGCCATAGAGGATGTAGGGTTTGAAATACGTGATGCTATTCTCTGGGTTTATGGTAGCGGCTTCCCAAAATCACAAAATATAGCAAAGGCTATAGACAAGAAACTCGGAGTTAAGTCAGAAGTTATAGGTACACAAACTCTACCTGACCATCGTGGCGACAACTATAAACAGGGCCATAGAGATTATGAATATATAGAGCATGAAGTTACTAGAGCTACAAGTAAGCAGGCTAAAGAGTGGGAGGGTTGGGGAACAGCTTTAAAGCCAGCAGTAGAACCAGTGTGTCTTGCACGTAAACCGATAGCTGAAAAGACTATAGCTGCTAATGTTATGGTTTATGGAACAGGTGGTTTGAATATAGATGCTAGTCGTATCTATAGCTCAGAGGAAGATGCTTATGGACGTTATCCCAGTAATCTATTATTAGATGAAGAGGCTGCGCAAATATTAGACGAAGGTTCTGAGGTTACTAAATCCTCAAGAGCTAGTCTGACCAGCAAGCCTGGAAAGATATATGGTGGTGGAGATGGCCTGCCTAGTTATACTGGTTTATATGGCTTTAATGATTCAGGTGGGCCTAGTAGGTTTTTCTTTGTAGCTAAGGCTAGCTCTAGTGAGCGTAAGGGCTCAGAACATCCTACTATAAAACCAGTTACTCTTATGAAATATCTTGTAAGGCTTATAACTCCTCCTGATGGAACTGTTCTTGATCCTTTTGCTGGCTCTGGTACTACACTAGAGGCTGCTTATCAATTAGGATTCAATGCTATTGGAATAGAATTAGATATTGAGAATCTAGAGACGATGATTAAGCGTATGCAGCAGGGAGTACTATTATGACAATTAGCAGAAATCACCCTCATAAACGTTGCTTCAGATGTCATATTAGAAAGCGTATTTGTAAAGGCTACAACACTTGTTACATGTGTAGGAAAAAGAATGCCTAAATTACCTAGAAATCTAAAAAAGACTAATAGTACTGAAGTAGTAAAGGCTGCAGACTATCCTCACACATGCCATTTTTCAGGATATCCTAAAGAAAAAACTAGATGTAAATATTGCGGCAAAAGGAAGGATGAATGAGTTGTACTTTATGTAAGGCAGGGTTTAAATTACCACATGGTCATATATATAGCCTAGAAGAATTTCAAGATATCCTGAAGCGTATTGTACAAGAAAATAAGAAGTAAAACTTGAGTGTCTTAGAGTGCAGAGAGGCTGCACTTGGGAGTGACAGGAAGTAACCTGTTGCTGCAAGAGCACAGAGAGAACAACAAAATAGTCTTCATGGGCGCGAAGTATATAACAGTAACAGCTCCAACTCCAATTAAGGGTGATCCTCTCTGTGCTCTAAGATATTCGAGTAACTGACATAGTTGACAAATATAGGATATTAGTTTAAAATAATGTTCAATGTATGTTACACATCCAGAATAGCTTAAGTGATAGGTAGACTTATGAAGGGTCTTGATCTCAGCTTCGCTTGTCCTCCTCTTGACTGGTGGCAACGTCGTCGGTCTGATGGATTTGAGGTCGTGTTCCAGTGCCTGTGGACGGGTGGCTTCGCGGGCAACGACGGCATCAAGGCTGCGGCTGAGACGAACCTACGCAATGCCAGGATGACGGGGTTCAGAACGGTGGGCGGGTACGCCAACGCCAGTCCACCGTCTTGGTGGCCGCTGGATGTCCAAATGCGAGAGATCAGGGCTAACGCCGGTGGCGAGTGGACGATCCTCAAACGAGTCGCCGTCGATCTAGAAATCCCAGGCCTCACGCTCGCACGGGCCGAGGAACTGGCAGATGCTCTGAAGCGTGAAGGCAAGAACGTTGAGATAGTAGACATTGGCTACACTGCCCGCTGGTTCTGGGTAGGTCACATGGGAAACAGCCTTAACCCACGTTGGCTAAGGTTCAAGTTGTGGAACGCTAACTATGACTGGAACCCCGACATCGATTTCGGCGCGGCTCCCTACGGGCCGTGGAAAATGACTGACCTTGTGGGCGAGCAGTATCAGGGCACCACGCAACTGGATGGCTATGCCGTTGACCTCAACACCTTCATAGACAGCGCCTTTGCGCCGTCAGTACCAACACCAGTTCCTACACCAGAGGAGGTTCTCATGGGCAAGATAGCAGATGATTTCGCAGCGCTGGGACGCACCGTCGAGGCTGAGGTTGAAGCGGCCAAGGCATTGCCAGCACCAATTCCAGGGCCAGTGGGGCCTACAGGCCCAGCAGGCCCAGCGGGCGGCACTGTGCCCGCGCCTTCCGGAGCGCGCTACGACACGCTGCTCGCAGCGGACGGCCACTTCACCGGCTTCTGTGCGCGCAACGGGATTACAGTAGAGCAGGGCAAGGCGCTGAATCCAAATGGCCCGCCATCCGGTAATTGGAACATCGTCCACGCTGGCGAGGTCTACAGGGTAGCCTGACATGGAAGCGCAGAGCTGCGCTTGATCCCGTCAGAGGCTGACATGAACGGGGGGCATACCAATTCCAGCGCTATGGCCCATGCGGGAAGGGTCACATAAAGCCGGTAGGAGATGACTGTCCCCGATGCGCTTATTGGCTTCGCCGCGATAGTCATCATGTTCTTGGGAAGCTACTACGTCTTATTCAGCGCCGAAGCGGAGATAAAAAGAAGAAAGGAAAAACTAGAAAGTGACAAAGAGAGGAGAAGAACAAAAAGAAAATCATTTCTTAAAAATAGACGTATCATTAAATAATATAATTAGTTTTATAAGGAAAGGTACAATGACTGAATTATTTAACCAGTTAGGCGGACGAAAATTTACACTTGGCATAGGGAACTTTGTTGCTTTGATGCTTACAACAACAGGAACAATAGATGCGGGAACTGAAGTCCAAGTAGCCAATGCTATCGGTATGGCTATCTCTGTCATTATGATTGGTCTTGTTGATATTGTTAAAGCTACGAAGAGTAAGTAATGTCAAAACAGTATCTGGTTAATTCCGATACTAAAGAAATACATGACTTAAACGCACAAGATTCTCGTTGTAATATTCCTACAGCTCGTGAAGATGATAGCAATCTTAAACGTATCTGCGTTAAGGAATTTATGCTTCTTATACGAGAAGGCTTCGATACCTGTGGCTGGTGTTTCGCGGATGAGTCTGATTTAGAGTCTGTATAACGCTATCTATTATGATATTGCGTAAATGGCAGCGTCGAGACAAAAGACGCAAACAGGATAGTCGTATTCGACTGCGTAATCTGCGTAATCATAATGTGCCAATTACTGGTACTAGCATTATTCGTCGTAGCAAGCGAGATAACGGCAATAGATAAAGAAGCTGAACATGCGGCAATAGGAACTTTCGGGAACTCCCAACAGAATCGGGGGGGCGGGCGTAGCCCGCAACTTACATATGTTTGAAACAACAAGGGGTTATGGATACATAGAATTTACACGCTGGATTAAAAGAAGTGTTAATTACAGATGTTCAATTTGTCTTTGGAGAGCTAAAGGTCATGAACTGAAGTTAGATATAGTTCTTCATCATAAAGATTCTAATCCTTATAATAATAAAGCAACAAATCTTATTGTTGTATGTTGTGACTGTCATGATGAATTACATGGTAGAGAAATATCTAGGAGAAGACGAGCAGTTGTAGTCAAACGCCGTCGGACTCAGAGACATGATAAGCAAGGCTGGCCACTGGTTGATTCGTACTTACATAATACAGCAATAAGATATCGGCTTAAGGAAGCGCGTAAATGTGAGTGAGGCGGCGAGAGTGGCAAGAAAGTCTACTCTAATTCTCTTTTTAGGATCAAATAATTATGAGAGTTTATATTGCAGGCCCATATACTCAGGGTGACGTAGCTGAAAACATCAGACAAGTTATATATGCTGCAGAGCAGGTGCGAGAAGCTGGTCATGTTCCTTTTGTTCCTCATTTATATCATTTATGGCATCTGATATCTCCTCAGCTACCAGAATATTGGAGAAAACTAGATATTGATTGGCTAGTTATATGTCATGCTTTTATCAAACTAGATGGTGATTCCAAGGGAGCTGATTTAGAGGAAGATCTGTGTAGTGAGATTAATATTCCTATTTATTATACAGTGAAAGAATTTTTAAATACTGTATTGCTTGACAAGTAATTAGAATTGTGTCATAATTATAGTATGAATAGTCTATTATCTTGTCAACATCCTAAGTTAGCTTGCAGATGGCAAGTTAAGACTGAGCAGCGTGATGCTGCTTTAGTTTCATGTAAGTCATGTGGCTTCAGTATAGAAATTATTGCCAGTAATTGCGATGAGGCTTTAACTGAAGCTAGTATTATTACTGAGTTTAATGCTGCAGCTGATCGTTACAGACGTGGCAAAGTGATAATTGCCTTAAATTAATAAACGAAGTGCAGCTTTCTTAATTGCCTTAGTTCCAATCTTCACTAATGAGATTATGTCAACTTTTAATTGACACCGTAGCATTTTGGGGATTTAATGCTAAAGGCTATTGACAAGGAATGCATTTTTGCGATAAAATGCTATGGGGTTTAAATGGATTTGTATCTATACAAGTCCGAAAGCACTTTCATTACAACCTATGGTTAGTTATAGGTAGCCGATCCCCCATAGTCAAACAAGTTTTGGAAATGCAGAGATTACCGAAGAGGATAGAAAATTTACGGCAGAAGTCTATGAGGTCGCCTACACTCCGACAACGTTATCTTAAGTATACAGAAGGTTATTTAAGAGGACAGACTGATGCGGAGAGTATATATCGTCCAGATATATCTTTTAGGAAAATTGCGGAGCTGATACAGTCACAAGGGAAAGTAACTCTGAGACGTAAGAGTTATCCTATGGTGATTATTAGGCTGTCGCTTAAAGATACTGATATATACTACATAAGGCCTATATATGAAAAGATACCGTGGACTAGGTTCCTGTCATGGGCTTCTAACCGTCCAGAATTATATTTTGTTTGGGAGGGATACAATGCCCAAATCTTATTGTCTAAATGTAAACAATATTTGCCTGATGATTTAATGTCTGTGATCAAAAAAGCCTTAAGGTGGATTCCGATGAAAGGAGTAGAGATACCTGAAAATGAAATGAGAGAATTGCTGAATGATAATCCTGCTTATCCAGTATCTAATTTATAAGGGAGAACTATAATGGCTGATAATGATGCATGGGAGTTAGAAGAGCTAACCCCAATAAATAATGCTGAGGTTACAATTGCTGATTCTTATTTTGAAGAAGGTAAATATGGCACACAGTTAACATTAGTATGTAATATAGATATACCTATTGATCCTGTAGATATTTCCTTCTCTACTTTTAGTATCTGGTATGGAGTGGGTAAAGGTTGGCAGATTCTAGAGAATGGTGGGCGTATAGTTAAGCCAGATACTGATCCTGCTAAGCCAGTTAAGATTCACGCTTCGAGTCGCTTAGGTAAGCTTATTGCGCGGGTTATTAAGGACTTGAAGTTTGATATGCAACCAAGAGGACTTCCGACTGAAGCCAAAGTTTGGAAAGGTCTTAAAATGCATATGCTTCGTGAGCTAGTGCATTATGAAGGTATAGTAGATGAGGTAAGTGGCGAAGCAAAGACTATTGATTCGAGTATCCTGCTTCCTACAGCTGTTTCAATTGGGCAATTAACTCCACCAACTGTTGCTGGATCAGTTCCTCAAGCAAGTTATCAACCTACTACTACAGCTAATGAGCCAGTTTCAGCTAATGGTTTAAGTGATACTGATAAGCATATATTAAGTCTTGCTGTTGGTAAGGCATCATTAGCAGAGGCTAAAGCAGCTATTGTTCGTGATCCTGTTATTGCAAATGATAATGCTGCATCTTCTAGGGTTTTAGAGCATGGCTTACTAGAACAGTGGATGGCTTCAGGTATTTTACAGTCTGTTGATGGTAGGCTTATAGCAGTGTAGAGATAACTACTTATTTTATATGGATTGTATGAGTAATTGCAAATATAGTATTAGAAAGGAGGTGACAAAATGGATTATGAGCGAGAGCGACCAAATGGTCAAGAAGAGGTAACTACTCCAGAGCCAGAACCAGAATCTGATGTTGAGGAATCATCTGCTGAGGAATCAGCAGCTCCTGATGAATCTGAGTCTTCGGCTAAATCAGAGTAGTCAGTATTTAGGACAGCGACACACACTTGTGGGGAATCCTCGATAGAGTCTTGGGACTGAGGACATAGGAAACAGATGGGGCTTAGGTTTCCTAATAGATAACAAGGAGATATCAATGCCGATGTATATCAGGGGCGTGGATTTAGTTAGACGAATGAAAGAGCGTTCTCTCTTATTAAAAGAGAATGCTCGAACTATTCGGTTGGAGGCCAAGCAGACAGTAGATGGTATAAATGCTGCAATACCAGCATCTATGAGAGCTGGTATGGCTCAAGCTGATGCTCAAGCTATGTCTATGGTTGAAGGAGCAGCCTTAAGAAATGAGACTATGGCTGATGATTTAGAATGGCTTGCTGCTGTTATAGTAGAAGATAAGACTCATATTATTAATGCTTCTGAGTTAGAATGTCTTGGAGTAATTAAGACACCTATTGGGAGAATAATGGGTATGGATATTTCCAGTGAAGATTAATACTGAAGAAGTGGTTATAGAGTTTGACTGGCCTATTAATGTAGCTAGTCTTTGTGTAGATGATGATATAGAAGTATGGATGGCTTGGTGTGCTAAAAGCTCTGGTGATTCTAAATGTATATGTTATCCTAATACACCAGTAGCATTTGGGGATACGCGGGAAGAAGTCTTAGAATTCTGGCATAACCAACATTTTCCAATAATTGCTTATAAGATGCGTGATGAACAAGGTGAGACAGTTGGAGTTGACCTTAGTGGATTTGGATTACCACTGTAATGAGTATTTGGAGAGACGGTAAGTGGTTTTGTGATGTAGGTATATGGCGATATATTCCTGCTGGTACATATAATCCCGCAGTTAGAATTGAAAATGATCAGATTGTACATAGTTTAGAACCGCGTGAAGTTGATCAACTTGTAGATGCACTTCAAGAAGCTCATTGGATAAAACCTAAAATAGATGAACGAGTAAGAGAAGAAGATATTAAAATAATCCATCGCTTACTTGATATCATTGAGAATAGAGAATAATGTTCTTTTAGAAGCCTTGGAGGAGGCCCTAGATTTATCACAGTACCTCATGCAGATGTGGTTGGAGAGAGAAAATGAAGTCATCAAAGGAAGTTCTTATGGGTAAGATAGCAGATCAGTGTCATGTGCGAGACCGATAGATACTGGATTGGCGTCTATCAACGCATTCTGCGAGAGCATCTGGCTTGCCACCGGCGCGGCCCCCTCGAAAGAATCCGCTGATGGTTGATGGTGAGAAGAGAACGCCGTGCGGTGGCCGAGCGCTTCAAAGACCTGAAGTAGCGGCCCTATAATCAACACATGGCTAGTCAGTAGTATTTGGAGGAATGTAATGGCACTTAGCTCAGATGAAGCCTATGGTCTAATTGGTCAGATAGAAGAAGTTCGACGTGAAATGGCTCTTTCTCAGGCTGCTCTAATTGCTTTTGCCCGTGGTAAACTAGGTCAGCCTGGGCAACCAAACACAATTGATGTTTTGCGTATCTCTGCAGCTGCAGCGCTTGCATCTCAGGCTGCTCAGCGCTTAGTTCAAGAAGCTAATGATATAGGTGGAGCCTTTGGAGGCTAAAGAAAACTAGGATGAGGATGATAAGTTAAGAGAGGATACGCTTCAGAGTGGTATTTGATAATTCTACAGTAACATCTTTTATTCCTCCTGAATGGCCTGGATATTGGACATCATCACAGCTTGGCTGCTGGCGATGTATGTATCTTGTGTCTCAAGGTATAGAAGGTGATTTCGTAGTTGATTCACCAGTTTTTGAAGAAGGTCGTTTACATGAGGATGATATTTTAGCTAAACTAGCCGTCAAAGGCATCCGTGTATATGATAGGCAGGTAGAACTGTCACATCCTCTATTGCCGTTTAAGGGCCATCCTGATGCATGGGCTGATATGGATACAGAAAATCAATGCATTACCCGTATAGTTGATGTAAAGTCAATGGATAGGTCTTATTGGTATAAGGCAGTTACTGACTTTATACTTAACTTCAGACATCTGTATTTACAAGTTCAATCCTATTCTCTAATGTCTAGACAAGAACCTATTTATATACCTGTTAAGAATAGAGCAACAGGCCAAATACATGAGTTATACTTTGAACCTGATCCTGTGGCGTTTGCTGAAATAGAAGCAGGCGTAGCTCTTCTTGGAGCTGCTGTAGAAGATAAGTTATTTGATTATTTAACATTAACTTGTCCTCCTGAAGATTCTATTAAAGCTAAATGGTGTCCTTATAGAAAGCGTGGTTTGTGTGAACATCAGACTAATATACCTGATGTTACTGAATCTGAGGTAGTACAAGCTATTTCCAGTTATGATGAAGGACGTGTTCTTACTAGGCAAGGTGATAAGCTAAAGGCTGAAGCTCGTAAGATTATTGTTACTTATCTTAAAGGTCATGGTTTAAAGAAGATTAAGGTTATGGGTAAAACTCCTAGTCTTATAGATATGTCTAGACGTAACTGTGATTTTGAGAGATTACTTGAATTAGATAAGGCCATATATGATGAAGTAGTCTCTGAGACTAATTATGAGAAGTTTGATGTTTAATGCTTAATCTCTGACTTACTTGACATTCATTCAGTCATGTGTTATAGTTAGTGTAAAGGTAATATAAGGAGCGTAATTTGGCACCACGAGAGCGTGTTCTAATAGGTGGAGAGTCAGGCTCAGGGAAAACATATGCTTGGCTATCTATTGCACGTTATAATCCTCAGTCTCAATTCTATGTGGCAGAAGCTGATGATGGTGTTACTAAAGTTCTATCTTTAGAATATCCTGATGTATTAGCCAATGGTAATGTACATGGAGTTAGAAACGAGAATGGTATCTGGCAACCTCCTGACTTAATTCAAGAATGGGTTGACTTTAGGCACTTCGTAGAAACCCTTAAAGAATTCAAAGAATCTGGTCAGCTCCAAGAATCTGACTGGATTATTGTTGAGGGTATAGACTTAATTAAGAATACTATTACTTATAACTATATAGATAAAGTATATAAGATAGATCGTAAGACTAAACGAGCTATTACAGATCCTTGGGATGCTATTATAGCTCAACGTTCTAGAGGTTCACCAATACTTGATCCTTCTGATCGTGATGCTATTAACTCTGAGTATGAGGCACAGTTAACTTGGCCTGCATATATATCTCAGTGTAATCTAGTAGGTACAGCTGCCATATCTCGTATCAATTTTGATTCTGATTATGCTGATAAAGGTGTTAAAGAGTATTATGCTTCTCTAGGTACACCACTAAGGATAGATGGACACAAACGTAGCCCTAGAATGTTTGATACTCTAATATATCTTTTTGCAGGCAATACATACCAGATGCAGATTCTTAAGGATAGAGGCATAGGTCGTCAGATATCCCTAGTGGATACTGGTGAGTTTTATCTCTCTTTGGAAAAGTTTAGAACTACTACTATGTCAGCTAGAAGTCTAGGAGTATCTTAAGTGACTAAATGTGTATTTTCTAAAGCATGGGCAAAACTTAAAATTGGTTTAGAGGATAAGACTTCATGGGGAAAGACCGAACTCAAAAATCTTATGTTTATATGTTTAGAAAATGCAGCACTAGAAGACGACAATGAAAGGCATGGGAATGATGACTAATTAAAACTATTATAGAGTCTACTCAGAACGGTAGATCAGGATGCGCTGTCTGAATATTATGTTTTTCCTCGCTTTCTCCTGTATTTAGGCAGCAATATTACGCTCACCGTCTCCTGTGCGCCTGAGCAGTCTAGGTCTTTTGCTGGATACTAGGCTTGACTGATGAGATTACTAATTAAATTCTTATTAGTCAGTAATGGAGGGTCTAGGAATTGTCCTCCCACAGTTTCTAGCAGCGAAATTAGTAATAGCTGAATTCTGGGTAGACTCTACGATAGTTTTATTTAAGCTGAGTTTGGAATGTAAGAATGGGATTAGTAAGAACAAAGATATTAGCATTACCTAGACCATTAGAACAAACACTAACAGATATCGCAAAGGATTTAAATGTCAGTAGACAGTATGTTCATCAGATAGTAACTACTGAAAGAATATCTCAATATAGGCGTAAACGACCGTTATGTAAAGGTTGTGGAAAGAATGAAGCTAACGGATATAAAAGACGATATTGCCCTGACTGTATAAGTCAGGATTTGCATAATAAGAACAAACGGACTGGTAAAGAATTTAAGTGCTATAGGTGTGGTATAATGGTTTATAGAAAGCCTTCTCACATTAAACGTATGAAACCAAATGGTAAATCTTATTGCTATGACTGTTATATGTTTAATCGCTAGATAATGGATATTCTAATCTCTCCAACTGAGCCCTACGAAATAAAGTCAGACTTTGGTGAATATGGTATATCTGCTCCTCACTTACCATCAGATTATGGTTGGTATGTAAAGGGTAAACGAAGTCTGGTTCAACGTAAGCATATTCCAGGTGATATGTTAGCTTCAATACAAGATGGACGATTTCAGCGAGATATGCAGATCCTACTTGAGAATATAGAACAAGGCGGTAGGAGTTATCTACTGCAAGAAGGTCATTGGTCTTGTGATAAACAGGGTATGATTCTTAATCCTACAAGACCGTCAGGATGGAGTTATGAAAAGATATCAGAACTACTATCTACTGTACAAGAAATGGGTATAGAATTACTTATAAGTCCTGATATTAGTATGACTGCATTAGTTATTATCAGTCAAGTTAGATGGGAGCTTAAAGAAGATCATTCAAGCCTTTCACGCAGACCAGGATTAGTAGCCGAATGGGGTAAGCCTAGTTATGCTTCTTATACTATATGGTCTTACCAAGGTATTCCAGGTGTAGGTGCAGATATAGCTGAGATACTATTTAAGTCAGCTCCTACATGGGAGAAGCTAGTAGATATGAATATAGCTGAATTTCAGGAGCTAAAGCATTTCGGGAAAAAGCGAGCAGAGCGTGTATATAACTTTATACATAAGGGGAAGTTATGAATTGGAATAATCGTATATGTGAATCTAAAGGTGTAGATGGTGTCACTTCTATTTATGCTGTACATGAAGTATATTATGATAATGAAACAGGTGAAATTACAGGATGGACTGCAGAACCAATAAAGCTAGGTGGTTTTGATTCTATTCAAGACTTAGTTGATTTAGTAAGTAAAATATATTATGATGCTGAGTATACTTTAAAGAATCCTAGCTTGTTACCAGTTTTAAACTTGTCTGAAATAGAGAGTAAAATTGGAGATAAATCTAGTACCTAAATCAGAAATGCCTATAGGTATTAAAATTCAGATAACAGGTACAAGACGGACAGATAAACATCATTTGAGTGATGTCGGTAAAATAGGATATATACTAGATTGGATAGAAGTGAAAGAGTTTGATTGTTGGATTCCTGTTATAGAATTAGAAGATGGGACTAAGTGTTATGGTTCTAATGTTTGGTGGTTTAAAGTATGAAGGATTTTCTAATGGCATTAGTAGTCTTTATAGGTATAATGATAATTGGTATTAGTATACTTATATTAGTAAAGGGAGGATAGTAATATGTCTATGTATCAACTAGCACAAATTGGAGTGGTAGGATAAAATGGCAGTTACCGTTTCTGCTTTTGTTGTGTGCGGTGGTAGTATGGTGGGCAGAAACGGCTATTGCTATTAATGAAGGAAACAATGAACGATCTAGTATTCGTAGCCTTCCTCTTGGGCCTGACGCTGTTCTCCGCTCTCTGGGCGGCGCAGTGGCTCTCGGCCCGCCGGCATCGGAGGCGGATGGAGCTGCGGCTGAGGGAGCTACGGAGCACGTACAGCCTGACGTATCCGAACATCCCCAAGCCGTACCAGTGGAAGGTGCGGTAGCTGATGCTGTCCCCCTCACGTTCTATGTCTGCGTGGGCGCTCCTGCAGGATTCCAGGACGGCTACTGTGGACGAATGGCGTCTGGTGCAGGAGTTTATCGCGGAGCAGCGGCTTGTGGCTATGTTTGGCCTCTGGGTACTAGATTCACAATTGAGGGAGACTCAGCGGGGCTTGTCTACACTTGCGAAGATAGAGGGCTTGGCTCTGCACAATGGGTGGACATCTGGTTCTATGACTACGCGAGCGGTCAAGCGTGGCGGAATCAGCTTCCTATCTATGTTACTGTGAGGATACTACCATGACATACCTACCCCAGTATTAACACAGTAGGGAGTGTGCCACTTTGTTTTTATATCTAATATCAGAGAGTGCTAGATATGTTTGTGTCGTTGTATCCACATATATTATAAAAGGACTTTGACACAGAGGGAAAATGGAGGATAAATGATGAGCGATGTCCTCTGGCCTACTGAATGGAATTTACAAAGGGCTGAGGCCCGCATCGCGGAACTGGAGGCTGAAGTCGCACGGCTCACGAAGGAGCGGGACAGGTATCGCGGGCTGCTGAACTTCCCCGACGCCGTGTTAGAAATCATCCGTACCACGCCTGACTACGCCTACATCGCTTGGAACGCCGCCAGCCAGCACACTCTAGATACAATGTGTAAAGCTCACGCTGAAGCAAAGATGGAGGCGCGAAACGCAAGACAGGAGCGCGACC